CTATAGATATGATGATAAGTTTGAGCGTGTTAATTGCAGATTTGCAAAAGGCACAAAGGAACGCATAGAAAAGCTTGGGTACAAGAGCGCGAACGATTTTATTAAACTTGCAGTAGCGGAAAAGCTGGAGCATGACGAAAAAATCTTGAAATAAGGCACAAAAAACTATTGACATATAAGGCACAAAATGTTATAGTATAGACAGATCAAAGGAATAGAGCAAAGGCGAAAGCCAAGAAAGGGGAACGGCATATGAGGATCAAAGGAATCGGAACAATCAGAAAAGAAGATGCAATGAGCATCCTAACAAGAGAGGGAAGAAAAGCAGTAAAGAGTGGAGATATTACACTGGAAGAGCTTGGCGATATGTACAAGCTCGAAATGGTCAAGAGATCATCCAAGATCGGACGGAATAGCGATACATTCCGGGAATCGTATAAGTGGATTCCGGAAGATTTGAAAGAAGAGTTGGCACCAGAACAGCTTGGGAAACTCGTAGATAGCTTTTATGAGTGCTACGGAGCAGGGAAGAATTTTGGTGAACAATAAATAGATGAAGAAAGGATGAATAATCATGGAAATCAGCAAAAATTTAAATAGAGAAGAAATTGGAAAGAAAGCAAATAGCTTTATGAGAGGCGTAGATAATCATAAAATATGGGGATCGCATTATATTGTACTCATGAATTGGACTGAATACAATGTAAAAGAAAAAAAGCATGAATACCTTGGAGTGGATCTGAGGCTGATTCCATATGATTATTCTGGCGGTGAATATGAGTATATTGCCGAAGCTGAAACATTTGACAAAAATAGATACAGTGACAAGTCCGGGGATTATTACGACAAAAGCGACGTCGCAGAGATGATTGTAAACGCGATTATGAAAGATTTTGAAGAATACAAGAAATTCACAAAAAATAAGGGGGAATAAATCCCCCTCCTGCGACGCTAAATACCTCATAAAGTGAGTATTTCAAAACATCTCATGTTACGGTTTATCTTTTGAAATATTCTACAAATCAAATATTTCAATACATCGCATGTTACGGTTTAAGTGCGCCGCAAAAGTATAATAGCACAGTTGACTAGAGGAGTCAACAAGAGCATGTAGGAGGGAAATGCCATGAAAACAGAAAAAGAAAAAATAAGAGTCTTTTTAGTAATTAAAAGGGACGAGAGGGGGAGAGAATATATTGGACGTGTCATAAAATCGGATATGTACCCAAGCTACTACGCATATAAAAATCAGAATGATCAAATAATCGAACTTCCGGAAATAGAAATATCAAAAAATGATTACGAAGCAGGATGCTGCATATATTTTTAAAAATTCGAGCAAAGGCAGAAAGAGAGGAAAACATAATGAAGAACTACAAAGAGTACGAGAAAAGGTTTATAGGGGCAAGCGATATTGCGGCATTAATACTTGTTGGATGCGACGAAAACGGCTTGAAAACAAGCACTCTTGATTTTGGCGAAGACGGAAGTTATATGGCATACGTCGTTGACGAGGACGCGGAGATAGGTGCACATTATAAAAAAGTCGCTGATTTTAAACACTGGCTCAAGATTTATGATGATGGCGAATTGACATACCGGGTTAATGCACAGGAGATAAATATATATCGCGCCGGAGATTTTGGTTGTATAATACAGACGATCGGCAAGCATTAAAAGAAATCGAGTGGGAAAGATTAAGTATCTGACCCACTCTTTTTTCGTCACTGAGAATATAATTATTTCAATCCTTGTATCCGGGGAATTGCTCCAGATACCACGCGCAGAGCATCCACCACGCGAGACATATCTATAGCATATCATCAGATCGGACAAAATGCAAGTAAATATTTTCAAACAAAGGGCAGCTTTTTCGGCTGTCTTTTCTTTTTGCCATGTCCAAAAAACAACAACTTGCCCGGGCATATCTTACAAAATCTCCGAAAAGCCGTAAATAAACTATAAAACTTTTCTTAAATTTTTATAAACAAGGCTAGTTGTGTCAGGCCTTTGACAAGTCCCAAAATGATAGAATAGTATCAGTTTTTGCGAAAAATCGTCTGACATAACACGACACAATCGTCTGACGTCGCTTTTTCAGAACTATGTTTCTCTTTCTCTCTCTTTTTCTTAATCTTTTAAATTATAATAATATACTGTATCTAAAGCCTATAGATGTATAGTAAGTGTATATCCGCATACGCGCGCGGCGTAAGTATATAATACCACCGTAAAAAATTAAGGCTTGACTTTAAACCCGGAAATAGTGTATACCAAAAGCAGAGAGATTAACAGATTGGAGGTGTGAATATATGCAGGATGTAAAGAGTGTAGAGAATGTAGATCTTACAACCCTTATAGTGGATCTAGGTACAGTACAAATATATACATCAACTGTACAAGATTTAATAGACAACGCTTGTATAGAATTTCACATCGAAGATTTACTAAAAGCCGGGCAAAGACAGTGGAAAGCTGTTATGCAGTATGTTGGTATGCATTTATTTCCGGATACATCGGTATTAAAAGACAAGACTTTGAAACCTCTTGGTAATGCAACTATACCGACTAACTGTAACAGGTATGACAGAGAGGTATTGTATAGGCTTTGTGATTATTATATATACATCTCCAATGTGTATAGCAAGTTGGTAAGTACAGTCGCATTCAGTTATTTTTGTAATATACCCACTACAACGTTTGACCTTTGGAAAGATGAGGAATCAAGTTCGTTGGCTTTTAAGATTTGGCAAAAATTACAGCGATCACGCAAGGATTGCATCCTTGATCGTGCGTACGACTCCAACAGCCCAGTGGGTACTATGTTCGTGGGAAATAACGAGTTCGGCATGAATCAGCCCGGAATCGGAGATAATGCCACACAAAGAAGGGCAATTACAGCGCAGGAGTTGCCAAGACTGGACGAGAAAAAGAACCAAGAATTGCACGCAATTGATACACAATTTACAGAAACAGCGGCGAATAATATGGTTTGAATTGTGTGTGATTATTCTACAATTCACAAATGCAGTAATATCAAGGGTTGTAGCGTTTTAACTATTCGCCAACTATTCGGAAAAGTTAGGTTTTGCGAATAGTTACAAGGGCATTATAGGAATTGTGCTAAAACAATTTGATTTTCACACAATGACAACAAAACGAAACGGAAAATATTTTAGATTTCCATGTTTTCAGAAAAAGGATGGGGAGGGGGTCTGGCAGAAAGACCACCGGGCGGCTACTAAGTCCCTTAAATACCTCAAAAAATAAAAAGCCACTTACAATAACACCCATTGACTTTCACTGTAAATAGGCTATAATAAATTTATAACAATTCACTTTCACGTTGCGAATCGCAACTAAATTTCCAAAAAATTTTTAAAAACAAAAAGAGTGTTTCGGACAGGAGAATGATATATGACCGGAAATGAGTATCAGTCATTAGCCATGCGGACAAATGATCGCAAGGCGACAGAAAGAATTTCGGATAAATTCGATTTGCTTAAATTTTGCAAAAAGAACAATATCGCATCTGCGTTGCAAGATTATGACCTTGGCGGCATCTTCAATTCTTGTTTGGGGTTATCTGGCGAGGTTGGAGAATTTAACGACATAATCAAAAAATGGATTTTCCATGAGAAACAGCTTAATATTGACCACGCAAAGAAAGAAGCTGGAGATATTTGTTGGTATCTTGCAATGCTTTGCGAATCCTTCGGCTGGAGCCTTGATGAAATCATGCAAATGAACGTAGACAAGCTTAAGGCGCGTTACCCAGAAGGCTTTGACATTGAAAGAGCAAACCACAGAGCGGAAGGTGATGTTTAATGGCAAGCTGCAGCAATGAGTTGATGAAAACTGAGTATTCCGAAACCTTTGATGAAAAACGCAAAGGATTGATTGAACAGTCGTATTACAAATACGGACCGGCAAGAATGAACTTCTCCACAGGGAATGTCAATGCAATCGAAAGTTTGAAAATGTGCCTTGCCAAGTTTGAAGAGACCGGAAACCTTGAATACCTGTGTGACGTTGCGAATTATGCTATGTTCCGGTTCATGTTTCCGCAACAGGGCGAATACTTCAAACATACGAATTCTGATGAATCTGCTGGGCTTTTTGGCATGAGCGTAAATGAAATGGAACGATTCAAACAGGAACACAGCTTTGAGGATGGGGGATATTGATATGATTTTAAATATAATCGCTACGGCGATAGATGCCCTTGTAATACTTGGACTTATGGGAGGACAGGTAAAGCAGACAGACAATTCAAACGCAATGGGGTATTTGCTTTCATACGCGATTTTTGCAATGAATATTATGGTCATTTGGAAATGATGGGCTATCGCCAAACGGTAAGGCACAGGATTTTGATTCCTGCATTCCGGGTTCGAATCCCGGTAGCCTAACTGGTTACATGCTGACGTTCCATGTAGCCACGTATGTTTTTCATATGTACTTGAACCCTTGGTTGAGTGATTCAAGCATTTGGGTTCCTCCTTTCGCCACTAGGACGATTCTGTTAAGGACGGTGCGAGACCGTCCGGTGGTATTCTATCATGCGTCTATCCCACGGCGCATGATCGTGTAACGCATAGCACGTAAAACATATCGCTAACCGTCTCGTGGCGGTTCTGGGGAAGCGGCAACGATTGGCGGTGTTGCGGCTGACTGTAAATCAGTTCCCGAGTGGTAAACATTGGAGGTTCAATTCCTCTCTTCCCCACTTGCAGAAATAAAAATAGAGCGTAAGATACGGTAGCGGCGCAAGGTGCTTTGTAAATGTACAAGTCGGGTAAACAGCCGGGAGGCACCCTACCGATAAACAACAGAAAATCATAACGCCTGTCCCTATTAGTAGGTGCCGACTAACTGTTGCATAGTATCTGTTTCTGCAATCAAGCAGTGTTCCCATAACGGAATTGGAGCCGGTTGCTATCCGGTCGGGCGTTTATTCGCCTTGTAGGTTCGAATCCTGCACACTGCGCTTGCCCGAAATCGGGCGTTGATGTGTGGCGGAATGGGTAAACGCTATGAAATGTCTATTGCAAAACGCAATACAGAGAAAGTATTTCTCAGGGACATTATGAGAAAGTAAATCTTTTCTGCGAGGTTCAAATACTCGCCACATCAATTCCTTATCTCCACTTAGTCGGGTGCTACTGCAATAGTTCCGGTCGATGGGAGACTTATGGATGGTAGCGGTATAATTGGTAACAGAAAACCCCTCCGTGATTAGAAATTGCAGATTTGAAAGCGGTTGGCATGGTTTTGGCTGACAGGGTTCGATTCCCTGTACCGCTATTCGATGATGAAAACATTGTGGAATATTTATATCAAACAAAAGACACGGAATCTCACGAGGATTCCGATTTTTGCTTTGATTGAGGTGTAATATGTGTGATTTTTGTAAAAACATAGGAATTGGAATACCGGATTGGGATTTCCTCACTCCGGATAAAAATGGGAGAATCCCGTCCGGTGACGCAATAGAAATTCGGAAAATTGTAGACAAATGTGCACTTGTTTTTACGAATAGTGCCGGAGAATACGGCGCAGGAGTGGTAAATATTGCATTTTGCCCGATGTGTGGCAGAAAGCTGGTGGAAGAATGAAACATCAAAAAGAATTGCGCACTTGCGACAGGTGCGGTGCAGAAATAAAAGTAAAACCAATAAGTGAATTTGAATTTATGCCGATTGGTGATTATTTTACTTCAAGTCCAATTTTTGAAGATGGCAACGTAAGGGGAGAAATCAAAGAGATTCATTCAAACATATTATTTCCGTTTGGTCGTACGTATGATTTATGCCCTAAGTGCAGGAAAGATTTTGAGGAGTTTATGAGAAATGGAGCATGAAAGAAAATGGTGTACTTGCGATAGATGCGGCGCAGAAATTAAAAAAGGAATACTGTGCGGAAATTCCATTACAAAGAATGGTATTTTAAATGCCACATACGACTTGTGTTATAAATGTATGGAAGATTTTGAGAGGTTTATGAGAAATGATCGTTAATATGGGAACCAAAACCTATGAAATGAGCAGCAAACAGGCAAAGGCTATCCTTGGAACGGCTAAGAAACTTGCAAATTGCAACATATACGGCATTGAAAAAGGTAATGTGGTGATTATGCTGAATGAAAAATATGAGGACGATATGAGACTTAAAAAAGCCGTAGAGGAGTATAAAAAGAAAGGGTTCAAGGTGCATTGGAAATGAAAATAATCAAAGAAGGCAGCCTTAGGTACGAAAGAAAACCTTTAAAGTTTGAGTGTAAGAATTGCAAAACCGTTTTTGAAGCGGAAAAGACTGAATATGAATATTGTGGAGATCAAAGGGAAGGCGATAACTACAAGTGTGAATGCCCATTGTGCCACAAAATGGTATATTACAATTAAAAGACAACCGGCTAACAAATGGAGTTAGTCGCTACCCTAAAACAGTTATAGGCAGAGGTCAAGGCACTTCTGCTTTTGCGGAGGTGCTTTTTATTTGGCTTCAAAGCAGTTAATCAATGCAGTAAATGGATATGAAAATTACATACAGAGAAAAGGCGTTGATGAACAGGTAATAGATGCCCTTTTGAAAGCGTGCAATGTGGCAATTCGGACGGAAAAAGATGTTGACTATGGATTGACTATAACCGAAAAAACAAAAGCTTTAATCAACGAATTTACGCAGAAAAACGCGGGTGGTAGCATATGGGAACTTGAACGATATGCGCAGAATCACGACATTAAAGGCGGATACAAACTTGTGGATCAGTTCTATGAAGTCTTGCGGTTAGAAAGCTTTTATCGTTTCGAGAGCTTCATCTACTTTATGGAGCGCAAAAGAAATTGGAGTAAACGGTTTTATTATCCGCGCCGCAAAACGCTGAATATAGTTGCCCAAGACCTTGAAGATTTGGAAAACCGGAAGATTAAATTTTACGGATTGTCAATGCCATCGCGTGTCGGTAAATCGACTATCTGTATTTTCTTCCTTGCGTGGGTGGCTTTGCGCAGACCGAACAGCCATAGTGCTATGGGTGGTCACTCCGGTATTTTGGCAAAAGGATTTTACAAAGAACTGATGAATCTTTTTACCACGGAAGAATATACATTTGCGGAACTTTTTGCTTATTGGCATCCGGAATATGCAAACGCAACACTTCCGACAGACAAGAGCGCGGACGAATTTACGATCACGCTTGGAGATCCGGACAGATTCGCAACCGTAACGTGCCGTGGTATTGATGGAACATGGACAGGAGCGGTCGATGTTTCAAAAGACGGATATTTGTATGTCGATGACTTGGTGCGTGATCGCGAGCATTCATTAAGTCCTACTCGAATGGAAAACACATACCAAGAGTACCTAAACAAGATGGTTGACCGTAAAAATGACGGTGCAAGGGAATTGATGGTTGGTACTCTTTGGAATGTTTTAGATCCATTGGAGCGCATGAGAAAGCAATATGAGCATGATCCGCAATACCGATTTCGTAAGATTCCGGCACTTAATGAAAATGACGAAAGCAATTTCGCGTATGAAATCAACGGATTTTCCACGGAATACTATCGGGATATGCGAGATAAGCTTGACAATGCCGAATGGATGGCTAAGTTTATGCAACAACCATATGTCCGCGAGGGATTGCTTTATACGGATTTGAGACTATTTAACGGAATCCTACCGGATGGAGATTTCCGGCGCATCGGAGTTGTGGATGTCGCCTGGGGCGGCGGCGATAGCTTGTCAATGCCGATTGGAGCAGAATATGAAAACGGTGATGTTTATATTTACGATTGGGTATTCAACAAAGGCCCGAAAGAGGTAACAATCCCTCTTGTTGTTGGACGAATTATCGGGAATGAGATTAGGCAGACAAGATTTGAGGGAAATACCGGAGGAGATCTGTATTGCCAATATGTAGATGAAAAGTTGCAGGAACAGGACTATAAATGCTCATGTACAAGTAGAAAAGCACCAAATAAGGTTGAGAAGTTATCGAAGATCATAGCATATTCCGGTGATATTAAGAGAAAATTCATATTTCTTGATACGCACCGACCGACGCAGGAACAAATGAAGAAAGATTCAGATCTTGGAGTAACAAGATATTACAGAAATGACGAATATCAAGCGGCTATGGATGAACTCTCTATGTTTGTAAGTATTGGCGGTAATGAACACGACGATGCCGCAGACGGTTTAACCCAGCTTGAAATGTTTATAGAAAACCCAAACAATACCGCAAAGGTAGAAGCGGCAGTAAACCCATTTAGGAGGTATTAGGATATGACAACGGACAAATATCTTTCACAAATAAATAGATGTGATCATGTTATCAAAAACAAAATGTCTGAAATTCAAAAACTTTCCAATATGGCAACTTCCATTTCCGTATCTCCCAAAGAGGTTGATGTGCAGTCTTCCGGCGATTCCGACAAAATGGGAAGTGCTGTTGCTAAAATTGCAGACCTACAGAACGAGATAAAAGAACTTGTGTGCGAATTTGTGGATAAACGCCGGGTTATTATCGGGCAGATTGACAGTATGGAAAATACAGATGTGTATATTGTCCTGTATGCGCACTATGTTGATAATAAGGACTGGAATTTAATTTCTGTAGAAATGGGATATTCCTACAGAAATATCATGAACCTCCGAAAGAAGGCTATTCGGGAGTTTGAGAAGAAATTCGGCGGGATTTATCTTGGAAAGAGTGCATAAAAGTGCACAATAGTTCACACTCTTTCACAACATTTCCAAAAACTTGCATGGTATAATAAAAGAGTAGAAAAGCAAAATCCTACAACCCCAAAAGCATATAACCCGTAAAAGACACTGTCAGAAATGGCGGTGTTTTTTATTTACAAGAAAGAGACTTCTATGGAAAAAGTAACTATATATTGCCCGGATTGCGGAAGAATTGCCGGACATTATGATGGGAGATCTACGATAGATCATCCGTGTAAATGTAAAAAATGCAATCATATTGTGATTTATCGCGTGGCAACAGGCAAGATTGAAACGAAGCCAATACCAAAACGCGCTTGCAGTAGTGGAGTTTTATTTATATGAATACACAGTATTTTCACGACCTTGTAAAAGGCAGATATGGAAGAAAAATTGCATATGCTAACGTAGAACAGATTACGGCAGACAATATCGTAAGTGTTGTCGGAAACTGCATTGGTGCATTTTATTTCAACAAGACGATCATTCGTTATCTGTGGAACTACTACAAGGGCGATCAGCCTGTATTGTACCGAACAAAGGTACAGAATGCGGATATAACCAATAAGGTGTCTGAAAACCATGCCTATGAGATTGTTCAATTCAAGGTTGGTCAGACTTACGGTGAGCCAATTCAGCTTATCAGCAGGAAAGATGATGATCGGATAAACAATGCGGTTGATGAATTTAACGATTATCTGACCGATGCTAATAAACAGGAAAAGGACATTAAGGCAGGAGAGTGGCAATCAGCAACCGGAACGTCATTTAAGGCAGTGCAGATTACAAAAAATGGAGATATACCATTTAGAATTGTTGCACCAACACCAATGAACACTTTTGTTATCTATAGTCGTTCCACAGAAGAACCACTTTTAGCAATCCAAGAGCTTAAGGATGCTGATGGACAGATGTATAAGCTCTGCTACACGGACTCTTACGAATGCAAGATTGTAAACGGAGAGGTTCGAGATTGGAAACTGCATGGCTTTGGTGGAATCCCAATTGTTGAGTTTCCGAACAACCATGAGCGCATTTCTGATATTGAGCTTGTGATCGGGCTATTGGATGCAATCAATACAATGCAGTCAAACCGAATGGATGGCGTTGAGCAGTTTGTTCAGTTTTGGATAAAGTTTGTAAATTGCGACATTGACCCGGAAACCTTTGAAAAAATGAAGATTTCCCATGCGCTGACGGTAAAATCCAATAATGAGCAGAATAAATCAGATGTTGACATTATGACACAAGAGCTGAATCAAACAGAGTGCCAAGTTGCAAAGGATGATTTGTGGGATAATGCACAGTCCATTCTTGCTATACCGACAAGAGAATCGCAAAATTCTGGTGGTGATACACAGGGGGCGGTATCTTTAAGGGCAGGATGGGACTTCTCTAAAACCAGGGCTAAACAAAAAGACCCGATAATAAAAACATCGGAAAAGAGATTGGCTAAAGTAATATTAAACGTAATAAGAATTAAAGACCATGATTTAGGGCTTACGGCAAGAGATTTTGATGTTCAAATCAACCATAGTCCTCTTGATAATTTATATACAAAAACGCAAGCACTCGATCAAATGTTAAAAGCTGGAATAAATCCAAGAATAGCAGTATCTACTTGTGGATTATGGGGAGATGCCGAAAAAGTATTTATACAATCAAAGCCATATTTCGATGTTTTGTATAAAACAGTAGATATGGTAAAAAAAGAAAATGAGAATACAAAAAAACAAGAACCGACAAGCTAATTCCTATCGGTTCTTGTTTTTACATAATCAGTTAAAATACTAACCATGAGATTGTTAAGAGAGCGAATTTCTTCTTTTGCAATAATCTCAAGAGAAGATTTAAGCTTCTTTTCCATAACAATTGTAGTTTTAACTTTACTTTCTGAAATTTTTCCTTGCGGCATATTATCACCTCTTTTTGTGTAGTATAAATTACCATCAAGTAATTGTCAAGTAACTTGCAAGTTGCTAGCAACTATGATATAATACATGTAAAGGAGATGATTATATGCCAGATAAGAAAATGGCAAGACATGTTACACATGGGTTGACAGGTAAAAGAGTTTATAAAACTTGGGAAAGCATGAAAGCAAGGTGCTACAATCCTAATGATGGGAAGTATGAGAAATACGGTGGGAGAGGGATTAAAGTATGCGAGGAATGGTTAGGGAAAGACGGGGCGAGGAACTTTGCGAAATGGGCTTACGAAAATGGTTTTGATGAAAATAAACACCAAAAAGAACAAAGTATTGACCGGATAGATGTAAATGGTAATTATGAGCCAAATAATTGCAGATTTACAGATGCAAAAATCCAAGCTAATAATAGAACAAATACTATCTTTCTTGAATATCAAGGAAAGACAAAATGCTTACAAGAATGGGCAGATGAAGTAGGAATATCAGAATCAACTATTCGTTGGAGATTGAATAACGGGTATTCAGCAGAAAAGGCACTGACTACCGAAGTAAAGAAAAATTCAAACGCAGGTAAGAGGTATTTGACATACAAAGGAGAAACAAAAACAGTTTCTGAATGGGCGAAGCATCTAGGATTTGACCCTAAAGTATTATATTCAAGAATAAAACGAGGGTGGTCAACAGAAAGAGCTTTAGAAACCCCAACTGGTGCCGACAAGTGGCATAAAACAAAATAATAAATTTGAAGATAAGACAGTCACCGAGTAATCGGCGGCTGTTTTTATTTTATAAAAATTCGCAAAGTTGTGAGCGTAAAAATCAACAATGTCGTTCGGTGTCGTTGCACCGTATAAAAATTCGTATGACATATCGGAGGTAATGAATGAAGAGAGAAGATCTGATTGCTATGGGATTAAGCGAGGAAAACGCGGACAAGATCATGGCAGATTACGGAAGTTCCGTACAGAAAGCCAAAGCAAAGGTTGACGAGTACAAGGCAAAGGCTGACAAAGCTGAAGAGTTGCAGAAGCAACTCGATGATATCGAACAGGGAAAGCTCACGGAAGTCGAGCAGGCAAATAAGAACCTTGAAAAAGCCAATGCGAGAATCGCGGAACTTGAAAAAGCGCAGGCAATAGCCACGCAGAGAGCCAATGCCGCATCTAAATTTAATGTTACCGCAGAACAGGCAGCGCAAATTGTAAAAGACGATGGCAGTTTTGATTATGACGTTCTTGGAAAGATTATCTCTGAAAAAGAGACCGCGGCAGCGCAAGCCAAGGAACAGGAGATTGCAAAAGGCAGTACGAATCCGGGCGGTGGCACGGTTGGCGGAAATAAAGATGGTGCGGACAATAAGACAAATGCTGAAAAGATAGCAGAAAGCCTTATATCTAATGCACCTAAGAATAATGACGTTTTATCACATTACATTCAGCAATAACAGGAGGTAAAAAATGGCAAAGGAAATGAATATGCAGTACGAAAAGACTTCATACGCAGGAGATGTTCAGATTTTAAAGAGAGAGCCTAATGAAGCAATCCCATTAACACTTGATTTTTCAGCGGTAACAGAAAAGGATGCGAATGGAAAGAAGATTGTAAAGGCTGGTACACCAGTAAACAAGTCAGGTGTGGCTGATAATACAGCAACAGCAATCGGAATCTTAAGATTTGATGTAACAGAAGACAGACCACAGGGAGTAGCACTTAAAAAGGCATATCTTAATACAAAAGTAGCGGAAGCACATTCCGGCGTTACATATGACGCAGCAGTTAAAACAGCTCTTCCAATGATTGTATTTGAATAATAACAGGAGGTAAATAGATGTTAATTAATGAAGTATTAGACAGCAAGTCTATCGCATTATCAGCAACAGAAAACGCTAGCAACCAGATACCACATCTTGGTTTGCAGTGGTTTCCGGAAAGAAAGAAACAGGGGCTTGATTTAAGCTGGATTAAGACACACAAAGGACTTCCAGTTTCGCTTGCACCATCCAACTTTGACACAATTCCAACGCTTAGAGCTAGAGAGGGATTAAGCAAGGAAAAAACACAGATGGCATTTTTCCGTGAGGGAATGACAGTTGGTGAAGAGGAAATGCTTGAAATTGAGCGTATTCAGTCAGCAGACGACCCTTACCTTGCAAGTGCTTTATCAAGCGTATATGACGATACTAACAATCTTGTAAGCGGTGCAGAGGTTGTGCCAGAGCGTATGAGAATGTCGCTTCTTGCGACAAATGCAGGACACCCAGTAATTGCTATTGTAAGTGATGGCGTTCAGTATGCTTACGATTATGACAAGGATGGTTCATACGCAAAAGACCATTACGCAAAGTTATCCGGTACAAGTATGTGGAGCGATACAGCTAATTCAAAGCCGCTTACAGACCTTAACAATGCAAGAAAGAAGTTACAGAAGCAAGGCAAGATTGCTAGATATGTGCTTATGAACAGCAATACATTCCAGTATCTGCTTGATAATGCACAGATAAGAAACTCAATCCTTGCACAGAACCTTACAGCAACTATTGAGGTTGATGATGATACTGTTATTTCAGTAGTGCAGAAGAGAACAAAGCTCACTATCGTGCTTTACGATAAGATGTACATTGATGATGATGGCAAGGAACAGTACTTCTACCCAGATAACAAGGTTACACTTCTTCCAGAAGGTAGTCTTGGTAATACTTGGTTCGGAACTACACCGGAAGAAAGAACTGCAAGACAGGTAGCTGATGTAGATGTAACAGTATACGGTACAGGCATTACAGTTGCTACAAAGACAGAGTACGGACCACCTATGAAGATGTCAACATTTGCATCCGAGGTTGTACTTCCATCATACGAGAATATGGATAGCACATTTGTATATGAGGTTCATAGCGAAGAGTAGGGGGTGCAACTATGAAATATCCATATATAGTGATTCATAATGGTAAATGGTATAACGCAGGAGAAGAGGTGCCGGAGAGTAATTCTTCGGTATCTTCCGTTGGGTATACAAAGACCGAAATCAACAGAATGAGTACCGCAGACTTGCAAAAACTTGCCACAGAGCAGGGGATTGAAAACGCACAAGCGACAAGCGGTGCGGAACTGAAAGAAATTCTGATTGCAAAGTTTAAATTGTAGGAGATCGCTTATGTCATACACACTTGTCGAACAGGTAAAGATTCGCTTAAAACAATTTCATATAGAAGAGGTAGAGGACGAAGCGACCGGGGAGAAGTCCGATAAAGTTGTGTTTGATGAAAAAGAATGTAACCCTTTGATTGAACAGCTTTTAGATCAGGCAAGGAATGAGATTATCAGCAGACGGAACTACCCGGACACATACACACAAGACCAGATTGACGGTGATGTTAAGAATTATGAAAACATTATGGTCAATTTGGCAGTGTATGACCGGTCACAGGCAGGAGAAGCATACATGGCAAGTTTCTCCGAAAACGGCGTGAGCAGGACATGGAAAGACCGTGAAAGCCTTTTTGCTGGTGTATTTCCGTTTGTTAAAGCTATGTAAATATCGCCTATAGGGCATTAAAGAAGATTGAGCGTGACCATTATGGTTGCAGGCGGCGCACATTAAGCGGTGGTGGGCAGTGCGTCAAAAGGAGATTCAAATGAAAAGTATTTTGATTCAAACTTATCTTGTGGCACTGCCAATAGTGCTTGGATATATAGTTTGGCTTCTTAAACAGCAAAAGAAAAGCAGGGATGCGAACAGTAAAGGAACAATGCTCCTTTTGCGCGTCCAGCTTATTGAATACCATGCAAAGTACACCAGAATCGGAGAAATACCGTCATATGCCTATCAAAACTTCTGTGAGATGTATGATGCGTACCATGCGTTAGGTGGAAACGGAATGGTTACGAAAATGAAACATGAGATTGAAGAGATCCATATAGGGAAAGGAGATAAAAGCCATGAGGAATTGGAAGGATTGGACTAAGAAAGCCGGAATCCGAGCAATCAAGACTGTTGCACAGGCGGCGGTTGCCGGAATTGGAACGGCGGCATTTATGGGTGCGGTGGATTGGAAATATGTTCTTTCTGCATCAGTCCTTGCCGGAGTGTTATCGCTTCTGACGAGTGTTGCCGGAATCCCGGAGGAAAACACCAATGCTTGACATTAACAAGCAGGAAATGAAATATTCACAATCCGGTCAGAGGGTATTTATCCCACAAACTGACGAAAATGGAGATATTGTCTATGAAGGGTACAAGGATTCCGATGGGAACTTTGTACCTTATTTAGATTCCGAAGGCAACAAGATTCCAAAAGGCGAGGAAGTTGAAGGGTTTTCAGAACCTACAACATTCAAAGCCAATATCAGCAATAAGCTGTCAGAAGCCCTTGTGAAAGAATTCGGAATTGATGATAGTACATCATACTGTCAGCTTGTCACGGATAAAGGATATTTGCCACTGAAAGCCGGTGATGTGGTGTGGAAACGTTCGGAAGTCAAACGCACTGATGATGGACTTGTGGATTCAGAAACCGCAGATTACATCGTAAAAGGCGTTGCTGATGAAGGACTGACCACGGATTTGTTTCTTCTTCGGAAGAATATTAAGTAGGTGATTGTATGAAAAAGAAACCTATTTCAATGACACTATCCACTAAATCCATACAAGCCGCCATAAAGGAATTAGAAAAGTACAGCGATAGTTTACAGGCTAAATGCGATTTACTTGTTTCTAGGCTTGCACAGATAGGTCAGACGGTGGCAATACAACACATATCGGAATCCCCATTAGGAAACACGATAACGGTAAGGGTAGATAAAGCACCGCAGTTAATGATCTCGAATGCGATTCTGATTGCAACCGGAAAAACGGTAACGTCAGAAGATAGAGAACCATTCTATACTTTGTTGGCGGTAGAGTTTGGAGCTGGTATTTTTTATAACTCCAAAGAGAACCCGAAAGCACCGGAACTTGGATTCGGTGTCGGCACATATCCGGGGCAAATACACGCTTTTGAAGATGGTTGGTACTATTGGGACGATAAGACCGAAACATGGCGTTATACCCACGGTATCAAAGCCACAATGCCTATGTACAATGCGGAACAACGGATTATTCAACAGTATGTAAAGATTGCAAGGGAGGTATTCGGTGGAAAATGAGTTAAATAGTTGGGCACTTGATTTTGAAGATACCTTATGTTCCCTTTTGAAATCGTACATGGAAAGCAAGGTAAAAGGAATTAAAGTGACGCAAGATGAAGAATCGGGCGGCACCGCAACATTTCCTACGCTTTTAGTCAGACAAATCGGTGGCACAGAAGCCGGAAGGACTAATGAAGCAAAGACAATCAACGCAATTCGCCCAACATTTCAAATCACAATTACAAACAAAGGTTCAAGAAAGGCAACTAAGGACATCGCAGCATATGCGGTGTCTTTTTTTAAACAACAAATGTTTGAGGTATCAAATGTAATTCAAACAATTTCCAAGCAAGTGCGAACGGTTACATTCCGCGCAACTCGCGTAATTGGAAACATTGAGCATTTAGATCAGCTATAAGCAGAAAGGAAGTAGAAAATATGGCATCAACAAGTTATAAAACGCGTGTCATTGTAAAAGAGCACACGGAAAAACAGGCCGATTTTGCAGGAACATACAATCTTTTGGTTGCGGCTAAGTCAGTTCCAAGCCCTGCATCACCGCCAAACACAGTTGAGTCAACCACGATGGAAGATGACCAGCAGACCTTTGAAAAAGGAATTAAGACTTCTGATTCAAGAGAAATCACAGGAAACCTTGAAAAAGAATATCTTTCAAAGGTGGATGGATATGGAGATAAAAAACTTGATATTATCCATCTGTACGGAACTGACGGTATTGGTGGCGTAGCGAAGTACGCATATGTAGGAACTGCAACAGCAACACCTAACGATGTAGGTGGAAACGATGAAATCCTTGAAATGACGGTAACAGTTATTCCAAGTACAGCATCAGAGCTTGTTACAGATAAGCTGACTGTCGTTGATAACAACGATGGCACATTTACCGTAACAGTGGTGGGGTAAAAAGCCTATCGGACGAGCAATCGACCGCACCGGTAGGCGAGGATGAACGGTCGATCGCAGAACTTGAAGCAATAAGATAAGCAACAATGGGGCGGTGGCAACACTGCCCCTTGCCAATATAGGGCAGAAAGGCAAGGTAAAACATGAAAGTTAAATTAGGTGGAAAAGAATATACAATTCAGTTTGCAACAAGACCATCATTAAAATCACATATCTTACAGGATATTATGAAGACACAGGACATGGAAGATATTTCCTCTATGGAAGATATTCTTCTTGAAACGCTTCCTAAGACACTTCTTGTGGGATTGCAGATGCATCACAATGAAGAATTTGGATATGATTACAAAACAAACGAAGGCTACGATGAGCAGCTTGAGAAGGTGTCCGACATTCTCTATGATGCGATTGACACAAACGAGATTAACTGCATGGATTTATTCGCTGATATGCAGGAGGAAATGATGACAAACGGTTTTTTAGCGCAGATGATGGAGTCGTTGGAGAGAACACAGGAGAAGAAAAAGACCCCATCCAAAGCGAAAGCCAAGAATTAACATGGGAATATTACGTTGCGGAAATCCGTCCGTTTTACCTTGTGGTAACGAAAGGCTACGGATTTTCCATTGATGATATAGATATGATGAATCCAGAGTTGCTTAAGCCTTATGTGGATGCATATAAGGCAGAATGGAAGCAACGCGACATGGAAATGTATATGTGGTTTGGCAGATATGCAACGTCAGCACTTGTGACAGCAATAGACGCGACATTCGGTAAGGGTAATAGTAAGTACGTGAAAGAAACTTGCTATGATTCCATCGAAAAGCATAATACGGACGATCCCGATGCTGAGATACGAGAAATGCTTAAGGCGGAAGAAGCATGGGCGGCTGAATCAAGGAAATCACATTTGCCAAAGCCAAAGATAGTTTAAGAAAAGAGGTATTGCTATGGCAGTAATTATCGGAAGTGCTAGACATGATGAACACGGAAATTGCTATTCTGGTGGAAAATCCGGAGACCAGACCGGGCAGGAAGTTTCTGTACAGAAGTTTTATAACCATTCTAAGGGGTGGAATGTGTTAAGAGCAAAGAATAATAAGGTTGCGGAGAAGTTAGCCGAAGCTATGCAGATTGCATCTGACAATAAAAACATCGGCTATGACCAATCGGAGCGTTACGGAATTATTAAGCATGGCATCAACACAAAGGTAAAGACGGAATGCGATTGCTCTTCTCTTGTACGCGCCTGTATTATCTATGCATCCGGCAAGGATGTGGGAGATTTCAATACATCGAATGAACGTTCAGTGATTCTGAAATCCGGTTTATTTAAAGATGCAGGCTCTTACAAACAGGGAGACACACTTTACAACGGAGATATTCTCGTGACACGCACAAAAGGGCACACAGTTATTGTTGTAAAAGGCGCAAAGAAATGCAAAGCCAAGTATTATCCGAAGTATAAGGGAAACTCAAACTCAATCGTTGAAGCATTAAAAGCGGTTGGGGAAGATGATGTGTCGAAAGAACATCGTGCGGAAATCGCAAAAAAGAACGGATTTTCCAATTTTAAGTTTACATCAGAGGAAAATTCAAAAATGCTTTCTCTTTTGAAAAAGGGAAAACTGAAAAAGTAATTCAAGGGCGGTAAGGGTCAAATCTTACCGTCTTTTTCTAAAACTACATAAAGGAGGTGGAACTGTTGGAATTAGAAACCTTAGAGGTCAAGATTCAAGCACAGGCAAGACAGGCTAATGGTCAGATTGATGCGCTGATAACAAGGTTGGGAAAGCTATCTTCATCTTTGCAAGGCATAGATTCTAGTGGAATTAACCGGTTATCAACCGGAGTAAACCGATTGTCAAACTCAATGAGTGCCATGCGCAGTGTTGATTCAAGGTCGTTCTCGACTCTTGCAAGAAACATCAAAACACTTAGCAATATTGACACAGGAAAGATCAATGCAGCAGCCGGAGCGATGCGACAGATTTCAAAGTCGGTAAGCTCATTTTCCGGTATGTCAAAATCGGTGCAAGGGTTATCGGAATTAGCCGTAGGAATCAAACAGCTTGGCTATACAAGCTCAACAAAGGCTATCGAGAATATCCCGAAACTTGCCACGGCAATGCGACAGCTTATGTCCGAACTGTCGAAAGCCCCTAGCGTAAGCCGGAATATTATTGACATGACAAATGCATTGGCAAAATTATCACGTACCGGTGGAGCGGCAGGAACAGCGGCAAAAAGCATCACAAGCTCATTTAGCGGATTTAGTTCAAGTGCATCCGTTGTAGCAAAGAAGTCGTTTTCCCTTGCGTCTGCAATCGGAAAAGTGTATGCAACGTATTGGGCTTTATTTCGCGGATTTAGGCTACTTGGAGACGCCATTGACATATCATCCTCACTGACAGAGGTTGAGAACGTTGTAAGGCAGACATTCGGGCAGTATGAAAGTCTAATTAACAATTTTGCAAAAACATCCATTGAAAAATTTGGTATGTCTGAATTGTCTGCAAAACAGTTTGCAAGCCGTTTCCAAGCCATGGGAACTGCCCTTGATATTCCACAGGGGAAAATGGCAAATATGTCTATCCGGTTGACAGAATTAGCCGGAGATATGGCTTCATTCTATGATGTGAGTCAAGAAGATATTGCCAAGAGTCTGCAATCTGTATTTTCCGGTACTACGGCACCTATGCGGCGTTATGGTATCGACTTGACACAGGCAACATTAAAGGAATGGGCATTAAAGCAAGGACTTGATGCGAACATTTCCTCAATGACGCAGGCTCAAAAAGCCATGTTGCGTTATCAGTATGTGCTTGCGCATACAACCAATATTACCGGAGACTTTGCCAGAACAGCCGATAAACGAAACTTTTGTTTCATGTGTCGCGCGGCATAGCAATATGTCGATGAAAAATCGGGTAAAATCGGTGAAGGCTAAGTTGACTTAGCACGAACATTTTTGTATAATATGTTTGAGGTGATTTAATGCGAACATATTATATCTACAAAGCAACAAATAAAATAAACGGAAAATCTTATGTCGGTCAAACTTGTGATTTTCATAGCAGAGTGTGGCAACATCAAAGGTGCTACGAAAAAGAAGATTGCGACTTTCATAGAGCAATTAAAGAATTCGGGTTTGACAACTTCTCATGGGAAATCATCGAAACGTGTGAAAGCGAAGATGGAGCCTGTGAGTTGGAAAAGTATTACATTGAAAAATTTAACACCTATCGAGATGGCTATAATATGACCAAAGGTGGGAAAGGCGCGCCGTATCATAACGCCAGGGCAGTTGTTTTGCTGACGCTTGACGGACGGTACATTAAGCGTTATGATAGTGCAATGGATGCAGAAATTGACGGATTTAATAATACGGATGTTCTGCTTAATTGTAAAGGAAAAAGGCGGCAGACAAAGGGCTATATGTTCATGTTTGAGGATGAGTATGAATCAAACGGAGCGAAAACCTATAGAAAGCCGGAACCTAACGGAATGAGAAGCATTATTCAATGTGATATGGAAGGAAATTTTATACAGAAATTTAAAAGTTTGCAGGAGGCGGCTAGGATTACCGGAGCAAATAGAACAACTATTTCCGGTGTGCTTTCAAATACCTATAAGTCGGCAAATGGATATATTTTTGTATACGAAGAAGATTTTCCAATAAAAGATTTGAGCATCTATAAAAAGCGCAAAAAGGGAAGAAAAATTGCGCAAGTGGATGCGAAAACCAGAGAGATTATAAGAGTGTTCGATAGAATATCCGAAGCAGGGGAATCTCTTGGAGTTAATTACAAAGCAATACATAATGTAATTGACCAAGAGGGGCGAACTGCTTATGGCTATAAGTGGATAAGTCAATAAGCTAATACCGAGATAAGGCTATAAAATAAAAGTTATAGCACATTGTAGAGCGTAGGGATTGAACCTATGCTCTTTTCTTATGGAAAGAGTGTAGAATATAATATCCCCAAGAGTATCCGACAGCCACAATGCTGTGGTTGAAAATGTACGCCGAACTTATGGGAAACCATAAGAAGTAGAGGATAAAAAGCCTTTACGATAACATATTGACATGGCATAACCAGATAACCATGCTTAAAGAGAACTTCAAAGCACTTGGAGCGGTTGTTGGTGGTGGTTTAATCAATGCATTTAAGCCATTTATCAAGGTACTCAACGCAGTTCTGCAAAAGGTTATTTCTTTTGCGGAGATGGTAACAAATGCTTTAGGTTCTATTTTCGGATGGAAGTATGAAGCAAGCAAAGGAGCAGGAATCAGCGGTCTTGCCGATGATATTGGAAGTGCGTCTGACGGCATGGACGATTTAAGTAATGCCGCAGGAAACGCAGGGAAAAACACAGGCGGTATCGCAAAGAATGCCAAGAAAGCAAAAAAGGAAATCCAACAGGCAACTCGTGCATTTGATGAATTAAAGGTTATTTCAAAACAGAGTAAAGATAACACTTCTGGCTCTGGAAGTGGTGGAAGCGGTGGCGGTTCTGGCTCTGGCGGTTCTGGTGGCGGCGCCGGTGCTGATGGTGGATTGGTTCAGACAGACACCATCTTTAAGAAATTCAAAAGCAACATCAAAGACCTTGAAGGACTTGGAAAAGCAATCTCCGGCGCGTTAATTAAAGCAATGAAGAAAATTAAATGGAAAGAGGTGTATGCAAAAGCCGAAGGATTTGGAAGAGGATTGGCTCAATTCCTCAACGGACTGTTTAAAGGGCAAAAAGGTACAACATTATTCGGAGAAACCGGAAAACTGATTGCCAATTCACTAAACACAGTGCTTCACGGATTAGATTCATTCGGCACAACGTTTAATTGGAAACAATTTGGAAATTCAATCGCAGACGGAATCAACAAGTTTTTCCAAAACTTTGACTTTGCATTATTGGCTCAAACACTTAATTCGTGGGCGCAAGGGGCATTTGATGCGGTCACTACGGCATTAAGTAAAATTTCTTGGAAGGATGTTTGGAACGGAGCAAAGGAGTTTTTAAGTAACTTAGATGTAAAGACGGTTGCAATTATTGTCGGTGCGCTGACAATCAAAAAAATTCTTGGATTGCATCTTGCAAAAACCGCACTTGATATAATCGGAACTTCCATTTCAAAAGCAATAGCGTCTTCTATTGCATCTAAATTAGGTGTTGGAATTGCGGCAAACCAAGGAATTGGCGCAGCTTTGTCTACCGCATTATCCGGAAAAATAACGACGGCATTTGCGACGGTTGGAACAACCATTTCGGCAGGATTTAAGGCTTTGTTTGGAAGTAAAGCGGCAGAAGGTGCGCTTGCATTTATAAGCCCTGTTGCAAAAGCAATAACCGGAATAGGCTCCGTTGCGATTGGTGCATTTACTGCAATATCAAACTTTGTGACCATGTTAAAGAACGGATTCAGTTGGCTTAATGAAGCGCTTATGCTTGTCGGAGTTACGATTACGGCAGTCGGAGCGGTTATCTTAGGGGTAGCGGCAGCACCGGCAGCTATTATCGCAGGAATAGTAGCTGCTGTTGCAACGGCAACTGTAGTAGTCAAGGATCATTGGAAAGAAATAAAAGGAATTTTCTCAAAAGCCGGAGATTGGTTTAATACTAATGTGATTAAGCCAATAAGCGGATTTTTTGAGGGATTATGGAAATCCGTTTCCGGTTTTTTCTCTTCTTTATGGAAAGATATATCCGGTGTATGGAAAACAGTTTCTGGATGGTTCAATACTAATGTTATAACTCCTATTGTTTCATTTTTCCAAGGATTTTCGAAAAGAGTTGGTCAAATCTTTCAAGGATTGTGGATCATTGTCAAGGCTGTATGGATTGTTGTTTCTGATTGGTTTAAATCAAAGGTAATAGAGCCAATAAAGAAGAATTTTGAATTATTGAAATCGGCAGTATCAACCGCATTTAAGGTTCTATGGACAACTGTGAAATCGGTATGGGCTGTGGTTTCCGGTTGGTTTAAGGAGCATGTTACAACACCTATTAAGAATGCTTTTAGTTCAGCAAAAGAATCTATTCAGAAAGCATTTAGCGCGGCAAAAACAGCGGTAACCGGGGCGTGGAACAGTGTTTCTAGTTGGTTTAAAGAACATGTAACCACCCCGATAAAAAATGCTTTCTCGAAGATGAAAGAAAGTGTAGCTGAAATATTCAGCAAATTATGGAATAGCGTGAAAAGTGGAGTTGCCGGGGCAATGAACACCGTAATTTCAAGAATTGAAACAGCAATAAATTCATTGATCGGTGGAGTGAATACCGTTTTGAGAGGGTTTAACAGTGTTGTTTCTGCGGCGGCTAAAGTAGCAAAGGTAAAGTGGAGCGGAGTCGATCTTGTGCCGAAAGTGAGCCTACCTAAAGTAAAGGCTTATGCAACGGGCGGTTTTATGGATAAATATAGTATAGCAACAGTTGGAGAAAACGGGCTTCCGGAACTTATGGGAACGGTCGGAGGTAAGCCGGCGGTCGCAGGAAGCCAAGAAATTACTGGAATCAAAGATGCTATCAATTCAACATCTGCGCAAGAGGTTTCCTTATTGCGACAGCAAAATCAGTTATTACAAGCTATTTTACAGAAAAATTTCGGAATTACTACAAGCGACATAGGAAAAGCTGCAAGGGATTATGGTAGAGAACATTACAATCGAACCGGAGATAATGTATATGTTTTTTAGTGACTTCTATAATAGAACGTGATATAATTCTAAATAAATCATATCACAAGAAAGGAGTCATTATGAGAAGCACAAAAAAATTATTAGTAGCGATGGGGTTGGCATTTGCCGTTTTGATTTCGGCTATGCCAATCCAAAATGCAGATGGGAAACAGATTGTTGCACAGGCGGCAACTATCAAATTAAGCAGAAAGACTCTTAATTTAAAAATTGGAGAATCCGCAACATTAAAGATAAGCGGAATGAGGAAAACTGCTAAATGGAGTAGTGGCAATAAATATGTTGCTTCTGTAAACAAGTCTGGAAAGGTTCTGGCGGTTGGGGAAGGAACAACGTACGTAAAAGCAAAAATTGCAAAGAAAACGCTTTCTTGCAAAGTTACCGTCACTTCTTCCTTTAATGCGAACAAGGTAAAGAAAAACATCTCAATTGAATACCAAGATAGTGGTCATGGAGTTGTTGCTATCTTGAAAAACAACAACAAGGTAAATGTTGATCTTGACGCAAAACTTGTATACTACAAAAACGGTAAAATGCTGGATAGCAAAAGCGATTGTAACAGAGCTTTTGAATCCGGTAAGGAATGTGTTCTTTATTTTGACGCACCGAGCGATTCTGATTATAACGATGTTTCTTATGATAACTATAAAATGTCGTTGAGTGTTGATGAAGCAACAAATGCTGTTTGTGATGTTCGCAATATAATGGTTCAATCGGACATTGGAGCAGATAATGTTACGGTTGAAGCTACAAACGATTCCGGAAAAGATTTTTCATTTGTGAAAATTTCTTGCGTAATGTATGATGCATCTGGCAACTTGATCAAATATGATTATCATTATGCAGAATGTGAAAAGAATGGAGATACAGATTATTTTTCATTTAGTTTTCCGTACGATTCAAATTACGATACGATCTATCCGAGCAGTTATAAGATATATGTTGATGAAGCATATACATATACTTGGTTGCAGTAAAGATTAAAAAATGAATGACACTTAAGCCGTGGAAACACGGCTTATTTTAATTCCAAAATCGGATTGACACAAAATCAAAAATAGTCTATCCTTATTACTAAGGAAACAACCTTATCCGTGAAGATGCGGATTACTTACTCGAACGCCATACTGTACGAAAGAGGAAACCAATGTGATTTCACAACCGGTTTCCTCTTTTTTATTCAGATAAAAATGTATGGAGGTAGACACGAATGAAAAAATCACAACTTATGCTTAAGATTCAAAACGGCATTGAGGTATTTGAGAATCCAATATTCGGACAGATCAGAATGGTCATGGTCGATGATGAACCATGGTTTGTTGGAAAGGATATATGCGAAGTATTTGGAGATACGAATTACAGAAGAAGCCTTTCAAATATTGATGATTCTGATAAGGGTGTGTCACAAATTGATACTCCCGGTGGAAAACAAAGAATGACGGTTGTTAATGAAAGCGGTTTGTATTCCTTGCTCTTTCAGATGCAACCACAGAAAGCAAAGGGTGTGTCACAAAACGACTCCCTTATAAACGAAAGAAAAGAAAAACTTCATAAGTTCAAACGTTGGGTAACATCCGAGGTTCTCCCTACAATCCGTAAAACAGGTGGGTATGTCAATAATGATGAATTATTTATTTCTACTTACCTACCATATGCAGATGAAAACACTAAGCTGATATTCTCACAGACGTTAAAAACTGTTAGAGAGCAGAACGAAACAATTAAAAGACAGCAGAAAGAGATCATCCATAAGGAAGATGTTATTATCGGACTCGTTGATGATATCGACCTGGCAACCAAGAGACAGCGGATAACGCAGATTGTTCGTTTCGGTGCCGATGGAAAGTATCAAGAACGCTATTCGTTGCTTTATGGAGAATTTGAAAGGAAATATCACTGCAACCTTAAATCAAGGATGGAAGGGTGCGCACTCAAACCCAAAGTAAGAAACAAGATGGATTATATCGACAGGGAAATGGGAATGATTCCGCAGTTGTACGAAATCGCTTGCAAACTTTTTGAAAACGATGTAGAAAAGCTGAAATCTGAATGGGAATCAGTAGTAGCTTAAAATTTAATCAAATGGATAGCATCTACCAAACAGTAGGTGCTATTTTTATACCCATTTTAGGAGGTAAACGATGGGATATGGCGGATATTTAGTAAAGTTTGGGGATTATACCATACCGAACAATTTAATAAAGCAGGACACGTTTAGTTCCTATGTAAATATGCAGGACAAAGACCCTTGGACAGATGAAAACGGATATGAGCATCGTGATGCCGTGGAACTGAAAGCCTTAAAGGTCGAGTTTGAAACTAAAGCCATGCTGACCGAAAAGCAGTTTGATGATTTTTGGAAGAATATCGAAAAGAACTATACCAAGGCAAAGGAGCGCGGCGGTTATATCACGGCATACGTGCCGGAAAAACGCGGATATGTGACACAGTACGGATATATTGCTGATATTCAGCCTACGTTCTATTCTGTGGCACATGGGAAGATAAAATATGACCCAATCAAATTTTCGTTTGTAGGTGGTGTATATGATAAATAGTAGTTTGAAAGAAAAGTATTGGGATTCCGCGACAGATAAGCAGATGGTCATATCTGTTGTTGGAACGAATCAGAAAATAGACAATTCGATGCTTGAAATCGGCACGTTTGCGCTCGAAGAAAGCCTTTGTTCGGAATCTGAACTAAAATTTGGAGCGTGCGAAGCGAATTGCGTAAAGTTCACGGCACGAAACACCGCAGGAAACATTATTGGAAAGACAATCTCTATCGAAGAAACGATTGACGGAGATAGCGAAAACCCGATGCCATACGGAGTTTTTAAGGTTGCATCCGATGTTCCTACGGCTGACCGAACAAAACGGCAGATTACGGCATATGACGCTATGTATGACATTATCAATACGGATGTAAAGTCTTGGTATGCAGGACTTAGCTTTCCAATGACACTTAAGCAGTTCCGTAATAGCTTTTTTGCGTATCTTGGAATTGCGCAAGTAGAAACAAGCCTTGCCAATGATTCCATGACGGTCAATAAGACGATTGTAGCCACACAGACGGACGATTCAAGCGCGGTCACAGAAGAGTCTGCAATCAGCGGCAAAACGGTTGTGACGGCAATATGCGAGATCAATGGATGCTTCGGGAACATGAACCGGGATGGAAAGTTTGAATATGTCTTTCTGAAAGCAATCACAAGCGCACTTTATCCGGCAGAAGATTTATTCCCATCTGACAATTTATTTCCGTCTGATGCGAACACAGAGTCCATGACCGGACACTATATCACGTTTGATTATGAGGACTTCCAAAGCAAGGCGATCACACAGCTTGAAATCAAGACAAGCGAAGATAATGCCGGTGCTATTGTTGGAACTGCCGGAAACAACTATTCGATTACAGGAAACTTTCTTGTATCAGACAAGACCGGAGCAGAGCTGGAACAGATTGCAAATAACCTATTGCCGATTATGGCAAAAGCAGCATATACACCGATTAAAAGTTGCACCTGTGTCGGAAATCCATGTCTGACACTTGGGGAACCAATCCGATTCAATACCACGAGAGAGATTGTTGAAACGTATCTATTGCAACGCACCCTAACCGGAGTACAAAGCAAGAGAGATTCAATCTCGGCACAGGGTACGCAGACGCACTCTGCAAAGGTTAATTCTATCAGAGATACGATTGAAAGCGTGGAAAGACGTACCGGAAAGTTAGAACGAAATGCAGACCATCTTCAATCCACATACGAGGATTTAGAGAAACAGACAAGCTCTAAGTTTGAGCAGACCGCAGAAAGCATTTCCGCAGAAGTCAATCGCGCGCAAAAGGCAGAGGGTGCATTGGACGCGTCCTTGGAATTAAAGTTAGGCAGAGATGAGAACGATCAAGTTATTTCGATGATCAATGCAAGCGCTGACCAGATTATGCTTCGTGGAAACAGGCTCATAATTGAAAGTAATAACTTCCAGCTTGACGGGAATGGACGAGTGTCAATTATTGATTCTCTGAATTTTATTGCAACGTCTCTTGGCGATGACATTGTAATTATTGGACTCGATGCAAGAGGAAGGCCAATGCTGCAAAACATACGCATTGACCTAAACTCTGTAACAGATCAAAATGGGGAAGCCATAGGGGATCATGCAAGTACGGCTGATCATGCGACAACCGCAGACTCTGCAACAACTGCAGAAAGTGCAAGGCAGTGTATAATGGCATCAACCGCGCATTATTTGCAAGGTATTGGACTATCCGATTATGTACGAATTTCAGACAACGGAAATTTAATCCCAAGTTCTAGTTCTGTGTACTGTGGAACTAACCCCAATCCATTTGCCGGAGGGTATTCTTCCGGTGGTTGGAAAACAACGTCTGATGGCAGAAAGAAAAAGGATTTTCGAAAACTGTTAGAGGATGATCGGTTTGAGAGATTTTTTGAGTTGCTACAACCGATGGAATATCGGCTCATAGAAAATGATGAAAAAATGCACATGGGATTTGTTGCACAGGATGTCGAACAGGCAATGACGGATTGTGACATATCTGAAAATGAGTTTTACGGACTGGAACATGCGGTATTCTCCGAAAAAGATTTTGAATCTAATGAGGAATGGGAAAAATTCTTAGAGCAGAATGGTGGCGCAAATGATATGTATACATTGTGCTATCAAGAGTTTATTGCGCTTAACACTGCCATGATACAGAAACTGCAGAACAGGTGTAACGATTTTGAACGCAGACTATCCGCATTAGAAAGGAAGTGATTAGATGGCATATCAGAAAATCTATAGCCGCGAATATTGGGAGAACCTTCCAAGCGAAAAGACCGCAATTAATCGAAATAGGCTGAACAACATAGAGGGCGGCATTGATGCAATCGACGATCGTGTGTGCGCACTCGACACCACCAAAGTTGACTTGACCAAGGCTAACGAACTTGTAAAGGAAATCCTTTGGGATGAATCTAACGGCACACTGACAGTTGTTAAGATGAACGGCTCCAAGGCGGTTATTGATACCAAGTTGGAGAAGTTGGCGGTCAACTTCAAGTATGATCCGGAAAGTCAGCAGTTGGTAATCACGCTTAACGATGGCACGGCGCAGAACGTGGACTTATCCGCGCTGATCACGCAGTATGAGTTCTTGGATTCTGATACAATCGCATTTGCAATCGGCAGTGACGGTAAGGTGTCCGCAATCGTGAAAGAGGGAAGTATCCAAGAAAAGCATCTGCGCCCGGATTATCTTGCAGACATTAAGGTTGAATCTGCAAAGGCTGTAGCATCTGCCAAAAGTGCAGGAGAATCCGAAACCAACGCGGCAAAATCTGCTACAGACGCCAAGGACAGCGCAGATCGGGCGCAGGGAATCGAAAGCGAGATTAACAAAAAACTCAAAATGGCAGAGTTTGATGTGAATGAGGATGGGGAGTTGGTTTATACGGACAATTCGGCATATAACTTTGTCGTTGACAATGACGGAAATTTAAATTGGGAGGTGGCTTAGAATGGCTATAGCAGGAAGAGTGGCAATTGTGCCAAAGGATGTCTATGACGCATCCTTGCCTTACAAGCGGTTAGATGCAGTAATGCATAACAACACGCTTTACATTGCGAAAAAGAATGTTCCGGCAGGGAAAACACCGGGAGCAGATACGAAAGACTATTGGATGAGCGGACCATCTGCAGGAGCAAGCGCGCCAGCGACAACCACATCTAACGGTCTAATGTCCGCAACCGACAAAAAAGCAATTGAGGTTTTGAAAAAACCGCTGGCTACTTGCGCGACAGGTCGAGCTGCGGCGGCTAAAGTTGCAACATTGGCAAACTTTGTATTACAAGTCGGTACGAGCATTGCAGTTAAATTTACGGATACGGCGGGCACAGCAAATCCAACAACCGGGAACCTTACACTTAATGTAAATGGCACCGGGGCGAAAACCATAGGATATGTTCGAAACGGGAATAAGGCGGCTATTTCTTATGCAAGCGGAAATTTCTTCTATAATAATGCGACCCATATATTTACTTATGATGGTACATTTTGGTTGTGCATGGACTGGAACGCTGATAACAATACAACATATTCCAATTTTGTAAAATCAGGTGCTGGTGCGAAAGCCGGTCTAGTTCCTGCACCATCGACTACAGCAGGAACGAGTAAATATCTAAGAGAAGATGGCACATGGCAAACACCACCGGACACGAAAACAAGTGTAGTGAATAATCAGACAACCACGGTTGCCGGATATGCCCTGGATGCAAGGCAGGCGAACCCGAATATAGACGGCACGCTGGCGAAACAGTTAAGTGATTTAAACGGCAGATTAGGAACTTTCGATTTTATCCCAGATGGTAGCAATTTAAATTATTACACATCTGGAGTATATATGATTGGGGACACTAATAAATTAGAAAATTCGCCAGGTGTAAGTTGGTCAATTCTCATTGCATTTGGTACTAATTTTATATATAGCGTTCAAATCGTTATAAGTGTGGTCGATAGCAAAAATAGTATATATGTAAGAACCAAAACTGAAACAAATGAATGGTGTTCTTGGTTTAAAAAATAAACAAAAAATACAAATTAAAGTGTTCTCCATTCAGACCATTTAGTTGCCCATGCACAGTTGCGTATTTTAATGTCCATATCAAAACCGGAAGTAAGGATTTGGCACCCGAAATAAGAACCATTGTTTTCACCAAAACTAAATCCAAATACACTTTCGCCTGTAGGACACACAAGAAAATATACGAATACACCTGACTGCAAATCTGCAAAATATTTAGGGTTTTGGCTGGTTATTTTGGTATCATCTATAAATTTTACAACTAGGGGAATGTTTATTTTTAAACTGCCGTTTAAACAAAAATACAGAACGAATGTTCACGTAACTCATAAACAATTTTTATCACAGAAAGGAATTAAAAATCATGGATAAAATTATTTTAGCCAACAAAACAGAATTTGAAATTGCCGATGGTGCAAGCCTTGGCAACATCCAGATCAAGGCAGAGAATTTTGATGCCGTCAAGACCATCACGGATGCATTTTCTGCGGACAACCTGCAGAAAGTTACATTTACACACAACGATGCAGTGTCGGGGAAATACACCGATCTGAAATCCGATGGGTTTACATATATGCCGAACGTGGGAGAAGATGGCACGGAAGATGGAACATACACGGTTACTATCAGGCTGCGGACTAAGACAGAGATGGAGAAAGCCATTGATGAACTTAAAGCCGGGCACGAGTCCAATGCCGGAGCAATTCAGGATCTTGCAGATATGGTAGCAGGAGGTGAAGCATAATGGTTAAATTCTACGTGAGACGTATTCTGATTGACAAGAAAATGACGATTGATGAAGTGCCGATGCGTTGGCGCGCAAAAGTGCAAGAAGAGATTGAGAAACAGCTCTCCGCTTCTCTGCAATGACATTTTCTGTCGAAACTTGCGACCGAAAAATGTTGAAATCATGCATATTGCAGTGATACTATGGACTTGTCCGAAAGGACACTTCAAGTTCTGGCATGGGTGGGGTTTGGCATGGCTCCGCCCATAATTGGGGATTGACTATGCCGAACACACGTTCTATAATTGCTTTGTTGGTACATAATAGTTTATGATTGGAGGTTTTTATGGTGGGAGAAGTAAAAACAAAAGAGACTTACAAAGAAGAAATTATAACTATGATAAAAGAAATTGAAGATTATAAGATTTTACGAATTTTGCATGAATTTGTAAAAGCTGGGTTAAAAGAAGAAAAAGCAGGGCGTTGAACCCTGCCTTTTCTTTTAGAATATAAATTTTTCGAAAAATTCACATAACAATTCTTTTTTGCTTACCGGCAATCTGCTATATTCAATAATAATTTTTTTGAAACGTTCATCATTCATTCCAATATTTAATGCAACACTTGAAAATTCTTCGTCAACAGGTTTATTAATGCGCGGGTCTATTAAATCTGTTTTTCCGATTTTGAAATAATCAGCCAACGCCTGAAGCTTTCCTGACCTTGGAAATGATTTACCGGTACACCACATACTTAAAGTTGTTGGGTTAATACCTAAGTCTTTTGCAACATCTATTTGCTGTTTTTTATTTAATTCAATATAGTATCTTAAATTTTCAGCAAACACTTCTTTTTGGATATCGTCTATATCCATTTCGTTAAATTGATTTTCGCTATCCATTTCTTCTGCCCTCCTTTCTAACTGTATTATAAACCAATAAAATAAAAAATTCAATATTAAATCCAATAAATTTGAATTTTAGTGTTGACAATCCAAAATAATTGGATTATTATTAAACCATCAAATATGAAAGGAGAGAAAAAGATGCCTAGAATTTCATTAGAAGCAGTTCGCGTAAATGCGAAAATGACACAAAAGGAATGGGCTGAAATGCTTGGTGTATCTAACGCAACCGTTGTCAATTGGGAAAAGGGCAAAACAGAGCCTAGCTTATCACAGTTGAAAACCATGAGCAAATTATCTGGTATTCCAATGGATTTTATTTTTGTGCCAGATACATCCAATTAAATTGAATTATAAAGAAAGGAAGCGAGTGAGGACATGAAAGAAATTAAATCCGTGAATGATTTGGTTGTTGTTCCGGTTTCTTATTTTAATGGAATGGAAAAGGAATTGCAGAAGATTTTAAACAAAGTGGATATTCACGATATGGATGTCATGGAACAGGTTCTTCATATGCGGAAATGGCTGAAAACCAAAACCGTATATGAAGAAACAAAGAGATTATATCCTAATCTCCGTTTGGAAAATATTCATTTGCTTTTACCACAAGAAGAAGAGAGTTCTTGTGAGTGTACTGATAAAACAGGCAGTGAATAGATTCTGCGGTCGTGTCGCAGATTGGAATTCCAAACTTATTCGGAACTTTTAGTTCCCAACAAAAATTATTGATATTTGCGAACGTTATATCGTTTTCAGTTAATATCTCTGCCATCTTTTCTCGGTCGCAGGATATTGTAGAAAAATCGCAAAACAAAAAGTATTTCAAATTGTATCACCTCCCTTATTTGATGATAAGGGAATTATACCACAGAAAGGAGAGTTATGAACGAATTACAGATTTTTAATTCGGAAGAGTTTGGAGAGATTCGGACAATTACTAAAGATAATGAGCCTTGGTTTGTCGCAAGTGACATATGCAGGTCGTTAGATTTGTCAAACCCAACAATGGCTATGCAAAGAATTGATGATGATGAAAAGGCTAAATTTAATTTAGGGTTATCTGGTGGAGAGACAAACTGTGTAAACGAATACGGTCTTTACTCATTGGTGCTTGCAAGCAGAAAAAGAGAAGCCAAAGATTTTAAAAGATGGATTACGCATGAAGTCCTTCCGTCAATCCGTAAGAATGGCGGTTACATAGCAGGGCAGGAAACCTTATCTGATGAAGAGTTGCTTTCCAAGGCTCTTATGGTGGCACAACGAAAGATTGATAAAAAGAACAACATTATTGCCATGCAGGACTCACGAATCCAAGGAATGATACCTAAAGAGATTTTCGCAGATGCGGTATCGGCAAGCCATACATCAATCCTCATTGGAGATTTAGCAAAGCTGATTTGTCAGAACGGTGTGCAGATAGGACAGAAGCGGTTGTTTGAGTGGTTACGAGAGAATAACTTCCTTATTAAAAGCGGTACTTCTAGGAATATGCCAAAACAGAGATATGTGGAACAGGGATTGTTCGAGGTTAAGGAAAGCAACATTCAGAATCCGGACGGTTCAGTAAGAATCACAAAGACAACGAAAGTTACCGGAAAAGGACAAGTTTACTTTGTAAACAAGTTTCTGAAAGGAGCATGAATGAAAAAAGTAATCCAATTCATTATAGGTGCGGTTGCAATGGAGTATTCCTTGGTTGCCGCGTGTTATATGGATAGTGAGGGAGCGGCCGGGAATGTGTCGGCTATTAAATTTGTAGCCGGTGCAGTAATTGCGGCAATCATGTATTACTGGTCAGAGGTAGACCGAAAGAGAGCTGAACTTGACAAGCGAATTAAGAGAAATCGCAGAATGAGAGAGGATGCATGGTAGGCGTTGTGTATATAAGTGGCACGAGATGTTCCACGAAAGAAAAGCGTATGCTTGCTGAACTTTTGGCAGGGAAACGAAAGAAACAGAATGATAAAGAGAATTTTGAAAAGGTTCTTGACAGAGAAATGGGAAGGAGAAGCAATGGAGAACAAAATAACACTGATCGGTGATGTTGTATCAGCACCGAGGGAAAGCCATAAATCAAACGGTAAGATTTTTTATAAATTTTTCATCGGAGTTGAAAGAAAAAGCGGTGTTGCAGATATTATTCCGGTACTGTTTGACAAAGAAATCAGCGATACAGAAATCAGCGGAACGGTATGTGTCAAGGGAAAGATAGTTACCCGGCACGTAAAAACAGGATCTGGGGAAGCCATTCTTATGTACGTTATGGCGGATACAATCACGAAACCAGAGGATGATAGTCCTTTGAATGAAGTAAGCCTTGATGGAATTATCGAGGAAAAGCAACTTAGAGAAACACCACTGGGTCGGAAAATCTGTGATGTGAAACTCAAAACTTTAAGAGAAAACGGAAAAGAGGATTTGATCACATGTATCGCATGGGGAAAGTGTGCGGAATATACGGACTCACTTGCTTTAGGCGATAAGGTAAGCACGTACGGCAGATTACAGAGCCGGAGATACAAGAAAACGTGCAAAGATGGTCACGTTATGGAAAAAGTTACATATGAGTTGTCAATAAAAGGAATCGTGGGGGTGTAGAATAATGCGAATGATTTTGAAATCGTTACATATTGAAAATTTCAAGGGGGTAAAGGATAAGACATACGAATTTGGCAAGACAACAAGGGTTTCCGGCATGAACCGGAGAGGAAAGACCACAATCGGTTCAGCATGGTACTGGCTGATGTCTGATAAGAACTATGAACTTGTCAGCAATCCAAACATTAGACCGGACAATGTAGAAGATTGCATTCCGACTGTTACTGCAAATGTCGGTGTAGACGAAAAAGAAATCACTCTTTCCAAGATGCAGAAGCGAAAAGTCGGAAAGCCGGATAAAAATGGAGTTTCGAAAGTTACTATCACAAATACATATGAGATCAATTCTGTGCCTAAGACAGAACGTGATTTTAAGGCATATCTGGAAGAATTAGGGTTTGAGTTTGATAAATTCCTCATTTGTTCGCACCCGAATGTGTTCACTAAGGATTTGTCGTTTAAAAAAAAACAGGATGAAATGAGAAAATCCTTATTCGCTATGGCAAGTGAAAAAACAGATTTAGAGATTGCGCAAATGAATAAAGAAACTGCGGATGTTGCAAAACTACTTGAATCTTATAAATTTGAGGAAATTGAAGCCATGAATAACGCTTCCAAGAAAAAGGCGGTTGAGCAGTTAGACGCTATTCCAAATCAGATCATCGGGCTGGAGAAAGCAAAAGTTGATGTAGATGTGGCAGAGCAGGAACTTGCCAAGGCTGATCTGACAAGAAGAATCGCTGAATGCGATAAGAAGATTGCCGGTGCCGATCATTCGCTTGACGAATTGCGCGATAAGGAAATGCGGTTACAACTTGATATATCCGGAATTACACAGACGATGAACCGCGAATTATCCAATCGTAGATACGAAATTGATGCTGATCTGTGCGGTTGCAAAGATGAATTAAAACATCTGGAGCAGACGATTTCTTTGAAAGAAAATAAGATTGTCGGTAATGAAAAGGCTATCACAGATGCGGATGCTGAACGGAAGAAAATTGGAGAAAAGTACAATGCAGAATATGCCAAGGCATTTGATGAAGCGCCTTACCTGTTTGACGAATCCAAGTGGGTATTTGATGAAAATAGCACTGTTTGTTCACTGTGCGGTCAGAAGTTGCCAGAAGATAAAATCGAGCAGTTAAAGGCTGATTTTGAAAGCCGGAAAGAAAAAGCCAAGGCGGATGCAGAAGAAAAACTGAAAGCAAAAAGATTTAAGTTTGACACTGACAAAAAGGTTGAACTGAATCGGTTGAATACTATTGGCACCGAGAAGAAAGAACTTATTACCGAACTTACAAAGAAAAATGCTGATCTGAATACAGAAATTGACGCTTTAAAGAAACAGGAACAGGATGCCATTGCAAAGAAAGAAGAACTTTCGAAGCAGTTATCCGAGATCCCGAGCGAAGCTGATTACACGCAGAATGAAGATTATGTGAAACTGAAAGCAGAGCGTGACAAGGTTCTCGCCGATATTGAAAAGCTGGAATCTGATGGTGCGGACAAGATTGTTACTGATTTGAAAGTCGAGAAAGCAGATCTGCAGAGCCAGCTTGATGAAGTAAATAAGATTATTGCACAGGCTGAAAACAATGTTCAAATTGATGACAAGATTGCAGATATGCAACATAAACAGAACGAGTATGGACAAGCAAAGGCAGATGCCGAGAGGATTCTTTATCAGCTCAAAGAAGTTTCAAAACGAAAGAATAAGTTACTTGTTGAAGAAATCAATCAGCATTTCGGTATTGTACGTTGGAAGTTGTTCGATTTCCAGAAAAACGGAGAATATAAGGAAGTTTGTATTCCTACGGTACTTGATGAAGAAACCGGCATTTATAAGGTGTTCGGTGACACGACTAACACTGGCAGGGAAATTGAAGCGAAGATTGATATTTGCAACAGTTTTCAGAAGTTCTTTAATATGTATGTTCCGATTTTCCTTGATGGTGCAGAAAGTATCAATGATGAATATGTACCGGCTGTTGATACACAGTTGATTCTTCTGACAGTTTCCGAGGACAAACAGTTGAAAGTTGAAGCTATGTGATATGGACTATCCAATAAATGCAAAGGCAATCGAAATTATTGACAAATACATGAAAGCAGGAGAACCGCTTGACCTTGGGACTGAAAGGTTCTGCATGGGAACATTCAAAGCTATGTGCGAAGAAGTATTCCATAAGAAATGCGTTAAGCGTTTGGTGCATAGAAAGGGCGAAGAACCAATGTTTACCAAGTGGGATACGAAATACGATACATATTTTCAAGGCAACACATGGTACTCGTTTTCTTGGTTTAATGGTAGATGCGGTTTTGGGTATCGGTACTTTTTGAGAGCTAGTTGTGAATTATATTTTGAAAAGCGCGCAAGGCAGATAATAAGCCTGTTTCTCTCGAAAAGATACACTAGCATCGAAGATGCAATACTTAAAACGGACTGTTTCTTAGAACTGTGGAATGTATTTGAAAAATGGTTCGATGATAGGAGAAATAAATTCATGGAAAATATGAAAGCGGATATTCAAGAGATTCGGAGTATGTCAGCAAGGAAAACACCGCAGTCACATGGTGGTGTGGCTAATTTGCTTAAGGTTCTGACAAAGACAATGGAAAAGCAAGGTTCTGATATTACAAGCATTGCAAAGGTGCAGTATGCGATATGCGTACAGGCAGGAATCTATATTCCTGACGAGTTTATCAGAGATGTTGCGGTCACATTGGATATGCCAATAGAAAATGAAGAAAGCGAGGGCGTGTAGAATGAGTTACATTGAGATTTTTAAGTTTGATAAAAATGGAGATTCTGAAAGTTTTGGAGAGGTAAGTAACGCATGGCGTGGTTCAATGCGAGTGTGGGACATTTTAGGGAAAAAGTATTGTGGTCATGGGGCATCAATATTTGACATGGGGCAGATGAAAGCTATTTGGAATCTTGTGGATGATAAATCTGTCACGTATGATGAAAAAATCGTCCTGTTTACCACATTCGATAAATATCTTGTTAAGAAAGAAGATATTCCCAAAGTTATTGATGCTTTCCGTAAGTTTGAGGGAAATACAAATCTTAATGAGCAGGCAGATGTACTTGAAAGTTTGTATGAAGAACCGAATTGTATTGCGGTTGGATTTCATCAGAACAGTATAAGTTGTGAGCAGTGGTTTGATTATAACTGTATTCACGATAAAGAACACTTTTGGATATTTGATGAACTTAAAGAAAGCGAGGATGCCGAATGTCGAGAGTAGGTACAAAGAACAACATCACACAACCGGATGCACGGTGCATGTCATGCAAGCGTTGGAAGAGTGCAAGTAAGGGGTTCTGGGGAAGAGCCGGACATTGTTCTCTTCCGTATTGCGAAAAAGACGCGAGAAATAAAGGAAAGAGAGGGTTTAGAAGATGAAACAGCAGATTACCGAGGAAATGAAAATCCAGAATGAATGGTACAAAGAAGCGAAAAAACAGACTGTGGAAACACTTCCGGAATTTGTAAGGCATTTAACAGAAGACTATTCGCATGATTATGGAACTATTTGCCACGCAGTTGCGGCAGCAGGAATAGCAGCCATGTACGCGGTTGACAATTCTCCGACAGGTGGAATTACCGGATTTCAAGCAGGATGCATTATGTGGAAGGTTATTAGAGAATGGAACTTTCAGAACAATAAGACAGGGTTGAAAATTCTTGATTATGACAATATTCTTTATCCGCAGTATAAAGCTTCTTTTATATCTATAAGTAGTGAAATTTGGGAATCTGTCAAGAAAGAAGCTCAAAACAAAATTAACCAGAATAACGATAAAGTGGAAAAATGGAAGGTTGCCCATGATAAATGGGTTGTTGATATGGAGAAGTTTAAAGTAGACGTTGTGGAATGGCAGAAACAGCATCCGGAATACCCGACATATGAGGACAATCCAAAATTCTATGAGCATCTTGGCTTTGGAACCGAGAAAGAATGGGATGAAGAAACCGAGAAACAGGAGAGCGGATTTATGTTTGCTCCAACGGAACCATGCAATCCAAGTGCTAGTCCAAATGTTATTACACATTGGCAATCTATTGTTAATGGAAACGTTCCATTTGGTTTGAAAATTGAGGAGGAATGATAAATGCAGTATATCAAAGCGAAATTCCCAAACAGCACAAGAAGCTACGTGTATCGCACCGAGGATAATGTAAAAGCCGGTGACACGGTTGTAAATGCCAAAGGTGCAAAGTTGACGGTTACTGACAAATCAGTTGATATGAAGTGGGTAGAAACCTACGGTGCTGATAAGATGGCGGTTGTGAAGAAATATGAAGCGCCGGAAAAACGGTACATTGTCGAGCGTGAGTTTGAACACGCAGGCTACAAATGTGTTGTCATATTTGGAAGTATCGGGCACAGATGCGGTTATGTCGGCATTCCAAAGAATCATCCGTTATACGGAAAGGATTACAGTGGTTACCTTGAAATCAAGAAAGCCGATGTCGGGGACAGAGAAGTAAGCGGAATTTTTCCTTTGCTTGGTGCTTGCCTGGATGAAGATGAAAGAATCCGAATTGAAGCATATTTTCAGTGTCACGGTGGCATTACATATGCAGGCGGTGGAGAGCATTCAAGTTATCCAATCGAGAGTGATTTGTGGTGGTTCGGATTTGATTGCGGTCATGCAGGAGATAGACCGGATTACGAGTATGCAATCAAGCAGTTTCCGAAACGCAGGGATGAACTTGAAAGAATTTTAGATATTCAAAATCAGTGTCATTATGATGGCGATGTTATTCGCACCGAAGAATACGTTGCGGAAGAGTGCAAGAAGTTAGCGGAGCAGTTAAAAGAATTTGAAGAAAGCGAGGAATAGATATGGTTATCAAAACAAAGAGATTTTATGTAAACAGTAAGTCATGCAAGGTGGAACTTAAAAAAGAGGGTGCTGATTACCTTGTGGTAGTTGACGGCAATGTGTATGCAAAGACTCCGAACGAATTGCATGCGGTGCAGAAATTTAATGAGATTTAAGAAAGAGAGGAATAGATATGATTAAATCAGATTTTGGAACAATAGAAGTAGACGGAAGAGAGCCGGTTATCATGGCTGAATTTGAAACTCTTTTGGTAGCATTAAGGAGAGTTCTCGGAGATAAGAAATACAACTTTGTTTTGCAGGAAGCAAGTAATAAAGAACTGACCAAGGAGGGTAAGGAAACATTAAGAAAAGGCGAAACAGAACGCTTAGTAGAAGCTCTCAAAACTTTTTTTAGTGAAATGGAGGATAATTAATTATGGCAGAGAATACGGCAGTATCTACGCAGGGAAAACAGGAAATGAATACACAACTTTCCTATTATACGAACCAGTACATAGGACTTATGGAGCGTGACTTTGCAGAGCATGGACTTGTGCTTAATGATTATTCCAAGCAGTGTGTCATGGCATCCATGAGTGCTATTTACAACCTTGTTACATCTAGCAAAGCCGCCATGAGTAACTTGAATGGATCTAATTTGAGACAGATTATTGGACAGGTATCAAGCCTTCAACTTAATGCAAATGCAGTGCCGAGAGAGTGCTACTTCCAGTTGAGAAGCAAACAAGATGCAAATGGAAATTGGTACAAGGAAGTAGAAATGGGAATCGAAGGAGACGGAAACGATGCACTCCTTCGAAACTTTGGGGTTGATGTTAAAAAGGTATATCCAGTATGGCTTGTGAAAGAAGGTGATGATTTTACATATCCAAAGCATAAAGGAATTGAAGTTACGCCGCCGGAATGGGAAGAAAAAGGACTTTCGCAGAGAGTTATCCGTGTTGTTTACCCGGTGGAAATGAAAGATGGGAAAGTTGAATATATGATAGCAGAGCGTGAAAGCGTAAAAGGAAACCTTTTTGCTCATGTTCGCAATAATCTTCTGAATGAGACTTTCGGACTTGTAAAAGGCGGCAAAAAGACACGCTATGATGCAACGGAAACAGAAAAGAAAGCTATCGCAGAAAAGAAAAATGAAATTTTGAAAGAGCTTTTAGCTTGCAAAACTGTTGAAGATATGCTTTCCTGCGAAGTTGCAAGACCATACATGAGTGCCGCATGGCTTGATACATCTGAATCCATGATCGTTCGAAAGATGCGCAATAATGCAATCAAGAAGCATCCAAAAGACCTTAATGCTATTGCAAAACAGTCTCTTATGCAGATAGATGAAACTTATCAGCAGACACAGGAAGAAATTTCCGAAAACGCCAATTCAGAGCCGTTTGTTGTAGCAGAATCCGAAGCGACTGACGGTGCAGCAGTCGAGCCTGAGAAAGTCGTTGAGAATGACGAGAATGTACCGGACTTTATGAAAGATTAGGGAGGTTGCCATGAGAGTTATATCACAGGACGGAGCACTTGATATTCCGTATGAGCAAGTAGTTATTCAGAGGTTTAATGGAGAAATCTATTTTTTGAACAAGAACCTTACAGGGGTAGATGATCTTGTCAGTGACATTGTTATTGCTAAATACTCCACCGAAGAAAAAGCAAAGAAAGCCATGGAAGAATTGAGATATGCCTATATGTGTCACAGCCTTGTAAAGATGGGGCAGACACCGCCAGATGGAATTGACGAAAATATTGACGAAAAACTCACTATGGGTTTGAGCGGAGTATTTCACTTTCCGGCAGAGGAAGAATTGGAGTAGGGTATGGATAATTTAACAAGATACACCGCAGACGATGAAGTACCGAATTGTGGACGATGTGAACACATCAATGATTCTAATGAATGGTGTATGCAAAATTGCGGCGGAGCAAATGGCTGGAGCGGCTATTTGAGATATGGAGAAAGCGAGGTGACAAAAGATTGAAACTTAGAGTTTTGGGTTCAAGCAGTTCCGGAAACTCATACGCCTTGATTTCAGACAGTGGCGAAATCCTTGCCATTGAAGCCGGATGCAAATTTCTTGATTTTAAGAAAATGATTGATTGGAAAATAGCAAATGTTTCCGGATGCATTGTGAGCCACGAACATGGAGACCATGCACGATACATAAAAGATTTCATGAAATCCGGCATTCCGGTTTATACGGCATTTGAAACACAGACCGCACTTGAAACCATTACAGGAGAGCGTACAATAGCCATTCCACCGCGCAGACCAAGGCAAATCGGCAGTTTTACAGTAACACCCTTCAATGTGCCACACGATACAGAAATCGAGTGCTACGGCTATTTAATTGAGCATGAGGAAATGGGCAAGCTATTATTCTTGACCGACTTGGAATATTGCAAATATGACTTTTCCGGCATAAAGGTTGAGCATATCATGGTTGAAGCCAATTATAGCATGGACTTGGTAGACCGGAATGAGCCTAACTACGAACACAGATTAAGAGGCCATATGAGCCTTGATACGGCACTTAAATTTATTCAGACAAACGACAACCCAGCTTTACGAAATGTCGTTTTAATACACTTATCGGACACAAGCGGAGATCCCGCGTTATTCCTAAAACTAACGAAAGAAACAATTGAATATGGAGCAAATGTTTATGTTGCAGAAAAAGGACTAGAGGTTGATATGAACCTTTGTCCGTTCTGAAAGGAGAAAGCATGAAATTATACATTTACAGACTTTGGGGCGATAAATTTTCTTGTAGAGAAGTAGACGTAGAAGAAAAGCCAAAAACGTATATCATTACTGAAGAATCGGAATTTGAATATAAAGGACAGAGAATCCGCAAGGACGAAATTGGTGTGTTAAGCGGTTGCAACAGGGATACGGTCATTCTGACGGAGAAAGACAAGAAAAAAGCTGCTGAAATGCTTATTAGCAGGCAGAGCACTATTGTTGAGAATTGCCGAGTACGTCTTGAATATGAAGAGAAAAAACTTGAGGCCATCAAAGCGGAACTTGAAAAAGAATAATTAGGTTGAAACACCTTGGCGAAAGCCTAAAAGAAACTATCTTGTTTGGCGAATAGTTATCACAAACCTTATTGAAAGCCATGTTTTGGCGGTGCGTTTACCGTACCGCCCTTACAAAAGATTGGAGGTAAAAATTGAAATTATGTGAATACTGTATGGCTGAATTTGAGCCGAAGCGACCAGATCAAAAATACTGTAGACCAAAATGTGCAAAAAGATACGCACAGTTTAAGAATTTTAAAAAGGCTGGAAGAATTGTGTATACAAGAATATGCCCGAAATGCGGCAGACTGTTTATGACGATAGATGAACGAAAAGTTGATTGCCAAGACTGCATCGGCAATGAAGTTAAAGAACGATTGAGAAAGCCAAAGAAAAAGGGCGATGCAATAAAGGCTGTGAATCATATGGCACGCGCTTCTGGAATGAGCTACGGAAAGTTTGTGGCTCAAATGAGCATGAAACCATTGGAGAGGAAGTGATTGGATGGGATATAAACACGGATTATCAAATAAATGCGGTAGATTATATCCTCTGTGGAAAAGTATTAAATATCGTTGCTATTGCAAAACTTCTCGCGACTATAAAAATTACGGTGGAAGAGGGATTGCAATGTGTGATGAATGGAAGAATGATTTTCTAAGTTTCCACGATTGGGCAATCGCAAACGGGTATAAAGAGGAAAAGACGGATAAGGGATTGAACATTTTAACCATTGACAGAATTGATGTTAATGGGAATTACGAGCCTAGCAATTGCAGGTTTGTAACAAATGCAGAACAAGCTAAAAACAAAAGAAATAGCATTCCTTTAGAGGAAAAATTTTTAAAATGTCCTGTTTGCGGAAAGCAATTTGTGAAAAAGCAGAGAAATGGGCAAAAAACATGTAGTAATCACTGCGGAAGGATTCTTTATTACAGAGAGCATCCAAACACAAAAGACTATATGAAAATATGTCCTATTTGCAATAAATCATTTAACGCCAAAAGAGGAGGTCATTACAATGACGCAGTTTATTGCAGTAAAAAATGTAAAGATTTATCAGGTTCGCCTGTTTGGGAGCACAACGGACAAACCCATAGGGTTGTTGAGTGGGCTGAAATAGTAGGTATAAATGCACATTGCTTATTACATAGAAAGGATATGGGTTGGACTATTGAAGAGATATTAACAACGCCATTGAGAGGTAGAAGAAAATGCCGAATGTAAATTACAAGCAGCTATATGCAATAAAAAAGAACAACGAGAAACGGATATTAAGTGTTTGCCCTAGAATGAAAAATCAGAGCGGAATTTATTTCTACACGAGGACTGATAAAAACGGTATATCTTACTTTTACATTGGGCAGAGCGTTGACTGCTTAGAGAGAAATGTTTCACATTTATCCGGTTATCAGCACATAGATCTTTCGATTAAAAAAAGAGGATTTTATAGTGAAGAAAATCCGTATGGATGGAAATTGGATTTTATCCATTATCCGAGAGAGAAACTTGATGAAATGGAACAATATTGGATTTTGGAATATACAAAGAAAGGTTATCAATGCCGTTACAACAAAACGGCTGGCGGTCAAGGCGCAGGAAAAGAAAAGATAAACGAATTTAAACCAGCAAAAGGCTATTATGACGGCATTAAGCAGGGCAAAAAGAGCCTTGCCAAGGAATTATCTCATATCGCTGAAAAGCACCTTGAAATCCGTTTAAAGCCGGAGAAACAGGGTAACAAAGTTTCTGAAAAGCAGTATGATAAGTTTATGACTTTGATTTCTGAAAGTACATATGAGGAGAGTGATTAAATGGCAGAAGTCAAGTGGATTAAGATCACAACAGATGTCTTTGATGATGAAAAGATTCTGCTGATTGAGAGTATGCCGAGTGCGGATAGCATCATTACGATTTGGTTCAAACTTCTCATTCTTGCTGGAAAACAGAATAACAACGGTGTGTTTATGATGAGCAACAAATTACCGTTCACGGATGAAATGCTTGCCACCATTTTCCGCAGAGATTTGAACACGGTAAGGTTTGCGCTTAAGACCTTTGAAGAATTTGGAATGATTGAGGTCGTTGATAACGTGATAACGATTCCGAATTGGAATAAGCATCAAACACTTGACGCTTATGAGAAGAAAAAGGAACGTGACAGGCTTTATCAGCAGAACCGGAGAAAGAAGCAGAAGAACCTAATTGAGCAAAAATCGCCCGATAAATCGTCTGACGTCGCTGTTTCAGATAAAGAAGAAGAAAAAGAAGAAGATAAAGAGAAAGAAAATATAAAAGAAAATTCGCTGTCGACCGATTCCGGAGATTTTTTTGATTTTGACGATGCATGGAAAAAGACTTTTAGTATATACCCCAAGAAAACAGCGTACAGTACCTCTAAAACAGCTTGGATGGATAAGGTGCTAGAAGTTATCGAAGAGAACCAACCGGACATTGCACGGCTGTTATACAAAGCCACAGAGGCATATTTGAGTGACTATCAAGAAAAGAATCCAGACGATACGGATTTTCGATACATTCCAAAATATGTTGATTGGCTGAAAAATGATTGTGACTATTGGTTGCAGATCGCGGAGAAACGAGGTGATTGCAGTTGACAGAAGCAGAGTTCGGAGTGATCGGGTGCGTATTGATTGACAATGATGTGCTAAATAACATCTGGCGAACACTGAAACCGGAAATGTTTAGTTCGGAATTTGCACAGGATACATACAAAGAAATGCTTGCAATGTATGACCGTAATGAAAGCATCGACCCAATGTCGTTATCAATGGCACTTGAAAATCACAAATACACGCAGGAACAGATCAGCGAATTGATGAAATCCTGTATTTCGGGAACAATCACTTCAACTATGGTTAAAAGTTATGCCGATGCGGTTGCGAAAGAATACAAGGCGAGAATGGTTCGGGAAATGTACCAGAAATCCAGCTTAAAACCATGCGACATTGATGATACGATCAGCGATCTTCTTACAAGACTTGAACATTTGCAAGAGGGGAAAGAAGTAAAGTTAAAACCAATTAAGCAGATTTCAGCTGAGAATAAAGACAAATATTTCAACGAAAGTGTTGGAGAGGGCGGTATAAAAATCGGGTTGTCGCAACTTGATGATGCGCTTGGCGATCTTGAACGAGGTGATGTAACAGTAATTGCCGCAAGACCTGCAGTCGGAAAATCCGCACTCACAACGCAGATTATTGGGAATATGGCAAAAAAGGGACTTAAAGTCGCATATTTCAATTTGGAAATGAGCGATAAACAGGTGTATGAGCGATTTATTTCAAGACTTGCGGAAATCGGATTAACGAGAATCAGAAGGGCAAAAGCATTTCTTGGCGATGAACAGGAAAAATTTAACCAAGCGAATGAAGAAATGAGCGATTATCAATTATGGATTGCGTCCGGGACCGTATCTCCAAGAGAGATAAAATCAGAATGCAGACACCAAAACTTTGACGTTATCGTTGTTGACTATCTACAATTGCTTATGCCGGATAACAGATATTCTGGAAGAAATGAAGAAGTAGCATCAATTTCAAGAGGTTTAAAATCGGTTGCAAGAGACTTAAATACACATGTAATAGCACTTTCACAGATAACAAGAGCTTCCGAAAGCAGAGACACAAAAGAACCTACCATGGCAGAGTTGAGGGAATCCGGGGCAATCGAACAGGATGCGTCAAACATAATTATGCTGTGGAATCTGTCAGACAATGACAAGGGAGCCAAGGGTGTAAAAATCGAGAAGAACAGACAGGGAATGACAATGCGTGAAGCAATGGAGTTTGATGGAGATCACATGAAGTTTGTTGAAATCGAAAAACCGTTTGATGATGTTGTTGCGGAAATCAAAAAGAAAGAACGTGGGGACGGATTCAAGCCATACAATGGCGATTGTCCGTTTTAGAGGTAGTGGCTATGGCAAGTGCAAAGATTGAAAAGGGTTCGGAAGAATGGCAAGTATTTATGGATTATTGGCAATTCATTCAGAAATACTATTCACCGGACAATACTGATTCTTGGTGGGATGAAGTTGTAAAAGCCGGAGAATCATTGATAAACAAATACAAAGGCATGGAGATTGAAGAACGCGCAAGACAGCTTGTATTGAGTCATTTTGCATGGTTGGAAATCACATACAGAAAGGAGAAATCAAAGAAATGAGCAATGCGTTGAGACGGAATAAAAAGCCGACATTTTACACAAAACAGGAAATGCGGATTATCGGGAGAAATGATTTTGAAAAGAGAAATGCTGATAAGGTTATATCAAAATCGTACAAAGATTTTGTCGTGATCGGGTACATAATTCTACATGACAAATTCGGTTTCGGACAGGCAAGAATCATCCGGTTGCAGGATTTTTTGAAATCTTACTTAGATGAAGCATCGTCCGGTGGAAATACCGGAAAGGACTTGTCTGTTTATCTGAAAAGTAAATACGGAATCGACATCAAAGAGGAAGTCGGGAAAATTCCACAGAGACAGTTAATGAACCTGTATGCAAAGAAAGGTTTCTGCATCGAGCGTGAAGCATACAGGCTTTCCAGCGCATCTTTGTTTAACTATTTTGCGCTGACACTTACGATTCTGAAAAAGGAGTTTAAGATAACAGCGAAACAGTTGCAATATTTCTTGGAAAAATTCATCGACTACATTGACACACTGGATAATTACAAGCAGTTTCAGTTGACTGTGCCGATGATAGCGCAGAGTTTGGCGAATGAGATTAAGTTCGTGTGTGACTTGGAGGTTTAATATGACGAATAAAGAAAAATATGCGGATAAAATCATTGATATTACAGTAAGTAAACTTGCACTCAAAGATGGCGAGCCTGTTCCATGCGCAGAGATGAGATGTTCAGAGTGCGGATTCTATATTTCTAATTATTCATGTAAACATAAAATGCTGGAATGGTTAGATTCAGAATATGTTGAGCCGCCTGTTGATTGGAGCAAGGTAGCGGTCGATACGCCGATTCTTGTGAAAGACGTAAAAAGCGGCGAGTGGAATCGGGGATATTTTGCAATGTATGAAAACGGCACGGTGTTCACTTGGTATCATGGAGCAACATCATGGAGCGCAGAAGGTGAATCAGATATTGCAAGTTGGAAATTCGCGAAGCTGGCAGAAAGTGAGGAATAAACATGGAGAGATTAACGACAAATAAAAGCGTATCTGATATGTCAATGGTTGAGCAGGCACATAACAGTTGCTATGTAGACAGCGAAGGTAATGCCAGATATAGAGATTATGAGATGGAAATGGATGCACGAGATTTCGCCAGAAACCTCATGGTCACATTGACAAAAGATGAGTTGCCAGTAGATGATACAGAGTTTGACGAGGAAATACTGGACAATTTAACAATAGACCCATTTTCAGATGTCCGTGGTCTGATTGCCATGTTCTACCGTAATATGTGGGCAATGGCAGACTTAAGAGAAAAGCTGAAACGCGATGAGGATGCCGAGGAGCAGGGATTGCTTCTGCGGTTGCCGTGCAAGGTGGGAGATACCGTATGGGTAGTTACTTCTCCGTTTAATGTGTTTGATGGCATTGAATATGATGAAAATATGAAAGATGAAGTGTATGAAGCTTTTATTTCTAGTGTAACTTTCTATGAATGCGGGGAGCAATATAGAATTTATGCAAAAGCAACAAATCACTTTATCGGAGCGTATTTTAGAAAATGCGATTTTGGGAAAACCGTATTCCTTACAAAAGAGGAAGCCGAAGCCAAGCTGAAAGAAATGGAGGAAAATCAATGATTAAAGGAAAGAAAGTAGTAATGAACGACAAATACTATGTGTCAGAGAAAAATAAAGGCAAGATTTTTGAAGTTACAAGTGAGCCGTATAGTGTATGCGGAACCGTAGTTGTAAAGCTGAAAGGCTTAAGCGGCTGTTATGCGTTGGATGGATTAGATGAGGTGAAGGATGGAAGATAGATTTTTATTCCGTGGAAAGTGGATTGATAATGGGGAATGGGTACAGGGAGTGCCGAGTTACGGTGAAGATGGCAAGATTGAAGAAATTGAGGTATGGGACGGAGAGGACATTACTTTTTATTCGGTATTTCCGGGAACCATCTGCCAGTGCACCGGACTTAAAGACAAGAACGGCAAGCTGATTTGGGAGAATGATGTTGTAAAAATAAATAATAGCAAGGTGAATACGCTTATAACATTTAGAGATTTTGAAATTATATGTACAATTCCTAACGAAAAATATTATAAGCATAGGCTTGAATATGATACTGAATATGAAGTTATTGGCAACGTATTTGACAATCCGGAGTTATTGGAAAGCGAGGGATAATATGACGGAGAGTGAAGCAATTAAGATATTGAAGAAAGACAGTTGTTATGAATGCGCACAAGGCACAGACAGCCCGCTTAATTGTGAATATGGGGGATGCAGGGTTGCGAAAGCTACTAGAGTAGCAATCAAGGCACTTGAAGAGGTTCAGAAGTACCGCGCGATCGGCACACCGGAAGAATGTCGGGCGGCTGTGGTTAAGCAGACGGCGAAGAAACCTATATTTAACCATAACCTTAGTGATACTCTTTCTATATTCCATTGTGAATGCGGAAACAAAATTAAAGTCAGTCACGATATAGGGATAATGAATAACAACAATGCGCCAAATTACTGTAGCAAGTGCGGTTGCAGGTTTGATTGGAGTGATGAAGAATGATGTTTCAATCGTACATAAATTTCTTTCTACTAATACTTATAGCCGTTAGGTTAGATATTCTAACAGAATTTGGAGTTAATCTTTTTTGCGTTCTGTCAGTTGTAGCAATGATTGGACATGAGATTTTTGATTATTTGAAAAGAGGAGATAAAAACGATGGGACTGATTGATGCAGATGCACTAAAGAAAGATTTAAAATCGGTTACTTTAAGCAATGGAACTTTAGTAAATACAAATGCAGTATTGTATTTACTAGAAGAATATCCGACGGCTTATGATGTAGACAAGGTTGTAAGACAGTTGGAAGCATACAGTAATGCAGACGAAGCAGAAAGACTTGGAACAATGCCAGTAGTGGAGCTTGCAGACGCAATTAAAATCGTGAAAGGCGGTGGAGTAGATGCGAAAACCGATTCCTAAATCCGTAAGGAAACAGGTATATGCGAAATACAATGGGCATTGCGCTTATTGTGGCTGTGAAATACCGGAGAAAGGCTTTAATGTAGACCATTTGCATTGCCTTAGAAATTATGAGTACACCGAAGAATTTACCGGGATTGACGTACACGATATAAGCAATCTGATGCCGTCTTGCGGGTCATGCAATCGCTACAAGTCAACAATGGATTTGGAAACATTCAGAGAGGAGTTACAGAAGATACCAGATAGGCTGAAAAGAGATGTGTGTACATACAATATAGCCTTGCGGTATGGCATGGTAAAGGAAAATAGAGAACCTATAAAGTTCTATTTTGAAAGGGTAGGTGGCGCAGATGGAAAAAAGCAGAGCTAGTAAAATGAACGGCTGTCGTAGCATGGTAAGCCGTCAGAAAAATGATGTTTTTAAGTTTAAGCCTAAGAAGAAAAAGAAAGGGTGATTGTATGGCTAAAGCAGTATTGGTAATGGATATGCCGGAATCATGCGATATGTGCGATTTCGTAGATGATGAGCAACCACCAAGATACGGGGAAAAACATTGTATTGTGGGATACCGGGAATGGGAGAGGACGTAACAGATTATATAGCATGTAGACCCGAATTTTGTCCTCTCCGGGAGTTTCCAGAGAAGATACCTGATTTAAAATCCGGTTATGAAGATTTCAGCGTATCAATACGTCGGGTGGGTTGGAATGCCTGCTTGGATGAAATTTTGAAAGAGGGTAGGAGTGAATGAGCGAAATTAAAGGCTATACAGTGGAAGAAGTCGCACGAGATGAAAAGCAAAAACTTATTAGCGATTATGAATTTTGCAAGCGTGATTTAGCCGAAATCAGACAGCGTGAAAAAGAAATTGCAGATATAAGACTTGATTACAATTCAAAGATAGTAAAGTACAGGATGGAAAGCGTAAACAGAGTTCTTGACTTCATAAGAAGCGAATATAATGCAGGAAGAATTTGCGACCTTGAAACGCTATTGTGTCACTGTCAAAACAAACTGAACGGCAACATTGACGGAACAGAATTAGACCTTGACGAGCGTTTAAGAGGAGTTTCTTTTAAGAAAGTTGGTGAAGATAATGCTAATTCCGAAAGTTAAAGCCAAAGAGTTCGAAAAATTCGGATTTAAGAAGTGCAAGGGAGAATATGGTAAAAGTGGTTGCTATTATCTTTGCGTTGCAAGAGGTGTGAAAATGCTTTTTGTTAGCAATGTGATTTTTGATGTTAATGATTGGAGAGATAATGACCCAAGAATACATAAAGACGCAAATTGCAGATATAGAGACCACAGGACATATCTTGATATTATTTATGAACTTATTAAGGCAGATATGCTTGTAAGTGATTGCGTGAAAGGCGGTGATTCAGAATGAATTTTCTTGAACATTATGTAACAAACATAACTCATGTAGAACCGATTGAAAAGAACGGAATGTTGCTTTTCAAGGTTATATGTGATGTTGATTGCTATGGTAACAAAGAGATTCAGAAAGAAGTTTTACTTTCAGAAGATGATTATGCAGAAGCTAAAAGTAAGGGCTATTATTTAGCCTAAAAAGAAAGGGTAATTCAGAATGAAAATTTTAAGTAAGAAAAAATATAATAAACTTATTGAAGATCTTGAGGAATCGCAGAAAAAGGTCGAGGAACTCAAAAGGATAAACGAGAGTATCGGGAAAAAGCTGGAAGATAAAAAGACAAGTTGCAAATTGAACAATGGCAAGGATTTCTGCTTTAAATGCGAAAACTCTTACAGATATAAGACATATTGGGGAGGAATGGAAACCGAAAAATGCGGTTGCTTGCTTGATGTGCCTTGCGAGGATTTTAAGAGAAAAGAAGATAACTAACTAAAAATCAAAGAAAGGAATAGGTTGTCGCGACATAAAACCGAGGTTTCCTTTTGGTAGATGTGTGCTATGTTTAAAAACTTAAATATCAATCAATAAAATAAGGAGAAATGGCTTATGAAATTTACAAAATTTATTAAGCCAGAACTTGAACAAATCAAAGAAAATGCCAATTTCACGGAAGAAGAGGAGAGGATTTTCTCTCTTCTCTGCCGTGGTTTTTCACAAAAGCAAATATCCACAAAAGAAAATCTATCACTAAGAACGATAGAGTACAGAGTGAGAGATATAAAAGATAAAATAGAAAGAACGGGGGTATTTGATTGGATGAAAAAGAACTGTTGAAATATGCCGTTGATAGTGGTATTCTCGACATAGCACTTGTGCAGAAACAAGTCACTATGCAAAAGAGAGAAAAATTACTCAACAAAAATCCCTATAAAATCTATCAAGGAAAGGATGAGAACTGGTACTCATATCTGCCGGATGAAGTTAAGGGCAGACGTAAAATCAAGGCAAAGCGCAGAGAAGCGGTCGAGCAGAAGATCATTGACTATTGGAAAGAAAGAGAGGATGACCCTACAGTAGAGGAAATCTTCAACCGTTGGATTTCGCAAAAGCTGGAACTTGAAGAAATCAGCAGGGCAACCTATGACAGATACTTAATGGACTTTCAGAGATACTTTGATGGCATCAAGGATAAGAGAATCAAAAGTGTAGACGAATGCGAGCTTGAAACGTTTATACGAAATAGCATCCATGATTTCAACATGACTTCCAAGGCATTCTCAAACTTCCGGACGCTGATATATGGAATCTTTAAGTATGCCAAGCGGAAGAAGTATGTCAAGTTTTCCATTACATACACGCTGAAAGACATGGATATATCGCCAAAAGCGTTTAAGCACGTAGTCCGACAGGCAAAAGACCAAGTATATATGCCGGATGAAAAGGAACGCATGGAGATGTACTTAAGGAATCACTTGGATATTGTGAACCTTGGATTGCTATTCATGTTTAAGACAGGAGTCCGTGTCGGAGAATTGTCGGCATTAAAGCGGAAAGATGTTGAAAACTATACGGTTGCAATCAATTCTACAGAGACACGCTATCGTGATGATGATGGTTTCCACTATGAGGTCAAAGATTTTCCAAAATCAGAAGCCGGATTGCGATTCGCTATATTGCCAGATAAGTACAAATGGATTCTTGATGAAGTGCGAAAGAGAAATCCCTTCGGGGAATATCTATTCGAGAGAGACGGAGAACGGTTGAAATCCTACAACTTTCGTGAACGTTTGCGGTATATCTGCGAACATGAACTGCGAATGAAAGTGAAATCTCCGCACAAAATCCGAAAGACATACGGAAGTATCTTGCTTGACGGAAAAGTGAAAGAGTCCACAATCCTTGATACCATGGGGCATACAGACATTAGTTGCACAAAAGATCATTATTATTTTGATCGTACCGGAATTGAGGAAAAGAGACAGGAACTTGACTTAATCGAAGCATTATGAGTCCCTCGTACTCAAAGGTACTCAAAGAAAAATTGAAAGAATGGCTATTTTAAGCCATTTCAAGGCAATTACTCTAGGGTTCGATTCCCGTACGGACTGTTTTAAAAGTCGCATAAACACTGTGTTTGCGGCGTCTTAAAAAAAATTGGTACTCAAAATGGTACTCAAAAACTGAACACAAAAGAAAGGAGTCTGCGCAAGTGCTTTAGATTCTTTTCTGTAAATGGTAGACTTGGAACGCTTTGAGCGTTCTTTTTTTATGCGGTTTTTCTGCTTATTTTTTGCGGAAGAACCGTATTTTTTTATGCAAAAATATAAGCATAGGAGGGATGCGGAATGTTATTTACGGATGAAATTCTTGAAAAAATATTAACAAGAGAAGATGTGTCAAAGGTTCCGCTTGTTTACCAATCAGCAATGATTCACGCAATCAAGGAAGTATTGGAGGAAGAGAATGTATCAGATGCAAAATCAGAATATGGCGTTTAACCCAAACCCAAGCTATGCCGCTTATCAGTATAACCCAATGCAGAGGTTTCAACAGCCAGAGCCACAGATTCCGCAGATGCAACCACAGTTTCTTGGAATCCAAGGAAAAGTAGTGCAGTCGGAATCAGCGATCATGGCGAATGATGTGCCTATGGATGGAAGCGTTGCGTTTTTCCCAATGCAGGATATGAGCGCAATCGTAGCAAAACAATGGGATGCCAATGGAACAATCAGAAAGACCGTTTACAAGCCTTTCAACGAGCAGATGGCAGATTCTTCGAGTGATGATAAAAGAATCGAAATAGGGCTATCTGATGATGCGACAAAGGCTATTACTGACAAATTAGATTGTTTGTTTGGAAAGATGGAAGAGTTGGAAGATAAGTTATCTTCGCAAACGCAAAGAAAACCTTCACGAACACAAAAGGAGAGTGAGTCTTAATGAATCCTATGCAGATGTTACAGGGAATGAAAAACCCACAGCAGTTTTTACAACAAATGATGGGGAATAAAAGCGTAATGAACAACCCTATGGCTAGAAATGCTATGCAGATGGCACAAAAGGGAGATTCCAAGGGCATTGAGCAGATGGCTAGGAATTTGTGCAAAGAAAAGGGAATTGACGCAGACAAGGCTTTTGAATCGTTTAAAAGTCAATTAGGAATGTGATACTAATTCTTGCAAGATTATGTATATAAAAAATGAATTATGGAGGTAAATTCTATGTTTAACACAGGTAATTGTGCATCCGTTCCGCTTGTTGCGAACATTGACGGAAACGGAAATAACAATGGATGGGGCGCAGAAGGCTCATGGTTATGGTTCATTATCGTTATCTTCGCTATTTTCGGATGGGGTGGATTCGGTAACGGATTCGGAGGAAACGGAATGAATGGTGGTGTCGGAAGCGAAATCCAGCGCGGATTTGATAATCAGGCGGTTGTGTCAAAACTTGATGGCATTACAAACGGACTTTGTGACGGATTCTATGCAGTGCAAACCGGCATGAATGGCATCAACACAAACATTTTGCAGACCGGATTCGGCATTCAGCAGGCTATCAACGCTGATACAGTCGCTAACATGCAGAATACAAACGCATTACAGTCACAGCTTGCTAACTGCTGCTGTGAAACAAGAGAAGCTATCCAAGGCGTAAACTACAACATGGCAACTAACACTTGCGCGTTGCAGAACACCATGAACAGCAACACGAGAGACATTATCGACAGTCAGAATGCAGGAACACGCGCTATTCTTGATTATCTCTGCAATGAGAAAATTTCTAGCTTACAGGCAGAAAATAACGACCTTCGCAGAGCAGCTTCACAGGATCGTCAGAGCGCACTGCTTACAACTCAGATGGCGGCTCAGACACAGCAGATTATCAACGCGGTAAATCCGTCTGCTATTCCGGCATATGTTGTACCTAACCCAAATGCTTATGCATATGGATGCGGATGCAACACAGGATGTGGCTGCTAAAACTAAATAATTGAGTATCTTAATTGAGTTTAACTCGATCATGTCTGCTATGCAGTATTACTTATAACCAAAGGGCAGACTATAATGTTTGCCCTTATTTTTATGGAAGAGAGGTAAAAATAATGGAAGTAACAGGAATTGCATTACAAACCGTTGCCGCTGGAGAAGATGTTGCATTTACAGAAACGGCAGTAAACGGAACAAAATGTATCGTACACAGACAGGGAAGTGGAATTATCAAGCTAAGAGGTATCACCAATCAGTGCAAAGCTAGATTTTTGGTATCGTATTCCGGCAACATTCAGATTCCGACAGGCGGCACAGTTGGAGAGATTTCGCTTGCCATTGCAGTAGACGGAGAGCCTTTACAGTCAACAAAGATGATCGTGACCCCTGCGGCAGTTGAGAATTTCTTTAATGTATCAGCACAAGCATATGTTGATGTGCCATGCGGTTGTTGCAGTACCGTAGCCGTGCAGAATACATCTACACAGGCTATTGAAGTACAGAACAGTAATTTGATTGCAGTAAGGGAGGCTTGATATTATGCATAAGTTTGCTAAACAGATTATGGATTGCGTGAAAGCCCACGTCGACGGCATTGGAATTGAGAATTTTGAGGGTCAAAACCTTGATGATCTCAAGGATTGGACGGAGATTGCAAAGAATATCGTATGCTTTGACAAAGACTATAACATTGTTGAAGCCATGAAAAAGTCTGAAGATGAAGAAATCATGCGCATGGTGGAAGAATTTGGGGATTATCCGGGAAGAAGATACTACAATGAGTACCGGTACTCAAACGGAAGATTCGCACCGAAAGGGCGTGGAACACGCAGAGGGTATGTAGAACCGCCATATTATCATCAGATGCCGGAAGATTACCACGAATGGGAGAGTATGCCGGAATACGACCGAATGAGAGACCTTGACAGAATGAGTATGGGGAAGATGTATTATTCAGAGCCTATGAGCGGAAATAACGGCATGAGTACCGGTACTCACGATGCAAGAGAGGGCAGAGCCGGTATGAGCCGGAGAAGCTACATGGAGACAAAGGAAATGCATAACGGAAATTCACCGGAAGATAAGGACGCAAAGATGAAAGAACTCGAAAAGTACATGAAATCTCTTTCTGAAGATGTGACCGAACTGTTTTCCGGTATGTCCCCAGAAGAGAAACAGTTGACCAAGACAAAGCTGACTACGCTTGTCACGAAAATGTAATAGAGAGGGCATTTCGCCCTCTTTGTTTGCGAGGTGGTAAATTGTTCACAATAAACAATGAAATGTGGAATTTGGTCAAAGTATCGCGTTACAGCGATATGCTACAGAGAAGTGATGGAAGCAGGACGGTAGGAATGACCGACAGGGACACGAAAACGATATATCTTGCGGATGATCTACGCGGAAGGTTCCTTGACCGTGTGTTATGCCACGAATTATGCCATGCGTTCTGTCTTTCGTATAATGTATACATGGATATTGATACAGAAGAAATTGTAGCGGACTTCTTGGCTACATACGGAAGAGAAGTATTTGAAATAGCAGACAGACTATTGATTGAAATAATGGAGGTTGCATAATGGATAAAATTTCAGAACTCTTACAGTACGTTCACCGGACGAATCCGGATATGACTAGGGAAAAGCTGATAGAAGAGTTGAGCAAAAGTGACTATGCGGCGCGTTCTTTGATTTTCACGAAAGAAAACATCGTTGCGCTAGGTCAAAAATAAATCCGGCGGTTTGAATTGCCGCCGGAATTGTATCAGACTTTCGGAATGTAAGAACCTTTCATTATTTCCATAGCGAGTTTCGCGCCTTCCGTCATGTAAAAATCATTATTCTTTGCACAGCAACTAAAAAGCAGTTCCTCAAACTCTGAATATAAATTTTCACTTAATAACCCTTTTAGCTTCTCTGTTAAGGGAGAGAAGTATTCAACAAAAGCATTTCCGGTTTCATTGTCAAGCTGACTTGAACATACAATTTTAATAAATTCATCCATTTTAGTAGTCTCCTTCTTCTGTTAATAAATAGTTGATATATCCTGTCGCAAGTCTGGCAAGACTTTTACTGCCATCCAACAAATCCAATTTGTACTCTGGTCTATAGCCAAACCTCTGCACGTAGAACTTTTCTTCAAGTTCTAAGTCGTAAATGTCAGATAGCTCCACGAGAATCTTGTGATATAAAAATTTTCTCGTCCACCCAAACTGTTCCATGATAATTTTTAATTTCCAATTATTTTTTCTGAACCACGCTCCGCGTGATGCGTCCAATTGCTGTTTTGAAATGTAACAATCTGCAAATAGGTCATCATTTTTCGGCAATGCCGCCTGTGGTTTCTTTATGGCTTTCTCCATATCGTTAAAGCGTTTCACGTATCGGGCAGTAAATACGATGCCTTTTTCTCCGTTGAATTTGTTCGCAAGAAAATCACATCCTAACTTGGTTACTTTGTAGCACTTGTTTTCTTTTCCGGATTCATCTTTATAGGTAGACGGAATGAAATAATCACTCGCACCTAAATTGTGGTGAGTCAAAATTTCAATGATTCCTGCAGTATGTTTTCCCCTTACATCCTGTCCTTCCAATTTTCTTAAAACTCTGTCGTGACGCGTTTCCATCATTTCTGCAATCTCTAAAGTAGTGATGGTTTGTTCTATTTGGTTCATGCTTATTCTCCTTTCTGAAAAACAACATTATGTTTGTTTTGAACAACCTCATAGTTGTATTATAAACAACAGTTTATTTGTTGTCAACAATATTTTAGTTGATTTATTGTTTTATTTGTTGTATTCTGTTTCTTGTATAAGAAAGGAGGCGTATGATGTTTACCAAATTATTAAGATTAACATTGGTTGAAAAAGAAATGGCAGCTAAAGAGTTAGCCGCAAAGATAGGGACAACTCAACAGAACCTATCAGCAAAAATGAAGCGTGACAACTTTTCAGAAAAGGAAATGCGGCAGATTGCGGATGCATTGGGGCTTGATTTAGAAATTGCAATGAAAGAGAAGAAATAAGAAAACCCGCCAGTTAGGCGGGTTTTTGATGAAAGAAAATTTTTCCCGCGCCCCAAAAAATATTTCGTAATTTTTTTGTACCCCCCTGGGGTAGCGTTTTGGAGTCAAGATTCCATTTTCACGGATTCTCAAAAACGTGTAACGAACGTGCAATTATCTGCGATATCCCGCAAATAACACAAATACACTATATGTTATGCCATATATAGATAATGCACCGATGATATTTGATAATATCACAGATCACAGGCAAACGCCAGAAGACGCTTGCCCGACTATAGTTACAATCTAGCATAGACCGCATTTTACCACTTGTCAAGATAGTTTTTCCCATAGTACCGGCTGTAAGTGTGTGTTATGCTTTCCAACTTTTGCGTGATCTGCAACCAATCACCGCCACGCTGGGATGTTATTTTGATTTTTGCAGACTCCACCCATTCCACGCCCTCAAACTTTGAGTAGCCGCACATTTTGCCGGATATTTCCAGATAACCAAGGGCAGACACCCGGCGCATGATTTCCCTTTTTCCGATATACTCATATTTTCCCATCTTTCCTACCTCCAGACGTTCCGCGCTCACTCATGCATATATTTTTGCATCCGTCGCGCGATAGTTGGTTTACGATCAGCCATGCTTGCAAGTCCCCATACGCCACCCGGCGCACGGCTTGCCCGTTGTGATCGGCTTTAATATCGTAGGCCATACACTTATACCTCCTTATATCGTGTTTATTTGTCAATGTGCGTTATATGCCCGCATCCGGCGGAACGGTGTGCAATCTGTTTTTTGTTGGAGATGCACAAGCTCCAAAGTGCCGCAATAGTGACGGCTTGCGATCTTGCCGCCGCTCTTAATGATAGAACGGTAGAAACGAGCTTTCCCGCGTGTCTTGCGTCTGCATTAAAGCAGATCAACCGCGATTATTTACGGCTGCGGCGCGCCGTGTGACGGCAATATGCCGCCATATAACCCGATGCAGTCCCAATATATGACCATCGGTTAATAAGTCCACGCCGCCGGAATCGAACCGGTACGCAGCGCCACCAGGCACGCGGAAAAGGGCGGAAGAGTACCGCCGGTAGTGATCCGGCGCGCATTCTCTGCGGCGGTTGGTTAATAAATAAATATGGCGGTATAAAATCCGCGGCATTCTGTTACATGATTTTTACATAGCTTTTTAATATCACTTATAGCCGCGTATGTCTCTTTCGGCGGGTACTGTCCTTCATAGTCTGTGATTATACGCAATGCCGGAACGTTTTCACCGGATCCGTTGCGGTTGTAAACCGTGATAAATTCTGCATTATATCCAGATGCAGACAACTTTTTCTGTAATCTTTTCAGCTTTTCCATGACCATAATTCCTCCATATTCTAAAATTTCCCGAGTATTCCGGTTGCGCCCTGTCTCATCAGTGCAGGTGGGGCAGTTCCTGCAAACCGCCAGGAGTGGCGGTTTCGACTATTCGCAAATTCTGCGGAAAATTTCAATTGTAAGTTCTGCGGCGGCTCTTTTTCTGTCTGCTGTATAGCCTTTGCGCTTGCTTTTTAATGCTTTTTCTGCTTGTTCAAGGTTTCCAACTCCCCAAGATGCCGCTTTGTTGAGTTTTTCCCATTCATTCGGTGTAACTTTTACGGCTTTAAGTGTTGCCGTGTTGATCTCGTAATTTTCTTTATCTTCCGGGTGTAAATCTTCGCAAACTGGAATATATTCATGCGTTCCCATGTTTTCGCCGATATTCCATATGAAAAATCCAACCGGGATTTTTTCCACGATTTCAAAAATATCTGTTTTTTCACAAAGTGTAGAAGTGCTATAAATTTTGTTGTTATCAATTTTAAATTTTGTCATGTTGTTGTCCTCTCTTTCTTTCTGTGCTTCATTTGATACTTGTATTATAGTAAATATAAGGCACAAAAGCAATTGACATAATATACAAAATATAAGGCACAAAACATAGTTTTACTTGTGAAATATGTATAAGGCACAAAATCGCATGAAACATTATATAAGGAAAGAAAACTTTTCCTTGACATATAAGGCACAAATGCTATAATGGTAACAAACATAGAAAGAGAGGTTCGAAGCATGGAACGTAAGACAACAGAAGCAACACGGCGCGCAATCTATAGATATGATGATAAGTTTGAGCGTGTTAATTGCAGATTTGCAAAAGGCACA